CTCGTCGGAACCCACTATGGACCCTTGGCCGGTGCAAACACAATCGCAGCCTCGACCGTGACTGCCTCCGACTTTATTGGTAATCATTACGGAACCGTGAGCGGCTCTAATACCATAGCAGCCTCGACCGTCACAGCCACAAGCCTCGTCGGAACCCACTATGGACCTATCGCAGGTTCGAATACGATTGTCGGTTCGACAATTTACGGACCCTTGGCCGGAGCTAATACTGTCGCGGCCTCTACAGTCACGGCGACCAGTCTTGTCGGAACTCATTACGGACCCTTGGCCGGTGCAAACACAATCGCAGCCTCGACTGTCACAGCGACCAGTCTCGTCGGGACTCATTATGGACCCTTGGCCGGTGCAAACACAATCGCAGCCTCGACTGTCACGGCGACCAGTCTTGTCGGGACTCATTACGGACCTATTTCGGGATCTAATACGATTGTCGGTTCGACCATTTACGGAACTTTGGCCGGAGCGAACACAATCACTGGCTCGTCAATCTCCGGAACTACTCTTTACGGAACGATCGCAGGGGCAAATACAGTCACGGCATCAACAATTTACGGAACGATCGCAGGGGCGAATACTATAGCAGCATCTTCATTAACACTCGGGACGGCTCTTTCACTCGGAAATGGTGGAACCGGTCAGACGACCGCGGCTGCCGCAATTACAGCTCTGACTGGTACTCAGGTGAGTGGAAAGTATATCCGGTCGGATGGAACAAACGCGACCCTATCGACTCTGGATATGGGTGATGCCGGTGCAGGTACATTGGCAGTCGCTCGCGGCGGAACCGGCACGACTAGTTCAACCGGAACCGGATCGGTCGTTCTCTCGGCAGGATCAACCCTGACTGGAACAACCTCGATCGCAACACTCAACCTGACGAATGTGCTCGGAACTCTTTATGGTGGAACAGGTGCAGATGGTTCGGCCGTCACAGCGAATAAGGTTTTGGCATCTCCAGATGGTTCGGCCGGTGGTGTAACCTACAGATCTCTTGTTTCGGTAGATTTGCCGACCGTTACATTCAGTCCTGGATCGGCCGGAACGTACGGTAGTACGACAGCCATTCCAACAATTGTCGTTGACACGTACGGTCGCATAACCGGCATCTCAACATCTTCAATCACGACACTTTCAGGTTTGACAACGAATGGAGTCCTTTATGGGACATCATCATCGACCGCGACGACAACCGCAACTGGAACGGCCGGTCAGCCTTTGCTCTCGGCCGGTTCTGGATCTCCACCAGCCTATGGAACTCTGGGTTTGGCCTATGGCGGAACCGGCCAGACATCCGCACAAACCTCGATCAATACTTTGGCCGGTGCAGTCACAGCGGGATCGTATCTCCGTGGAGATGGAACAAATGTAGTCATGTCGACGATCCAAGTTGCAGATGTTCCAACTCTGAACCAAAATACAACCGGTTCGGCCGGTTCACTCAGCACAACATTTACATCAAATTACATTCTGTACGGTCAAGGAACTGGTATACCAGGAACATCCGCATCGCTCACATGGGATGGTACATCATTATCGGCAGGCAACATCATAGGAACTCATTATGGTGTTTTGGCCGGCTCTAACACAATCTCTGGTACGACTTTAACTCTAACAAATGCATTAGGAATAGCTTACGGTGGTACCGGCCAAACGACAGCCGCGACAGCATTCAATGCCCTTTCACCAATGACAACTCTCGGTGATCTGATTTATGGAGCCGCCTCTGGGGCTGGAACTCGTCTGGCCGGAAATACGACAGGAACAAAGAACTTTCTGATTCAGACCGGAACTGGAACAGTTTCTACAGCACCAAGTTGGGGAACTCTCTCAGCGACTGATCTTCCGATAGTCACATTCAGTCCTGGATCGGCCGGAACGTACGGCAGCACGACTTCGATTCCTACAATTGTCGTTGATACTTACGGAAGAATAACTGGCATTTCGACATCGTCTATTACGACCCTATCCGGACTAACAACCAACGGAGTCCTTTATGCGAGCTCGGCGACAACGGCCGCCACGACCGCCGTGGGAACAACCGGTCAGCCTCTGCTTTCAGGTGGAATCGGTGCGTCTCCCACTTATGGAACTCTCTCGGTCGCATATGGTGGAACTGGGCAGACTACAGAAATCACTGGATTCAACGCTTTATCCCCAATGACAACCCTCGGTGATCTGATTTATGGAGCCGCTTTAGGTTCTGGAACTCGTCTGGCCGGGTCGATATCTGCGACGGCCGCATTCCTTTCACAGACTGGCACCGGAACAGCGTCTGCGGCACCTGTCTGGACCCTCGCGACCGGAACTGGTTCGGTGGTCCTCTCGGCCAGCCCAACTCTTTCGGGGACTATAACTGGCGGGACATTCGCCGGGACTCATACTGGAGATGGTTCGGGCGTTACAAATTTGAACATGGGAAATGCAGCCTCTGGAACTCTCGCTATTGCTCGAGGTGGAACTGGTCTCACATCGACTTCACAGAACTTTGTGTTTGCCGGACCAACGAGCGGAGCCGGTGCACCTTCATTCCGTATACTCGCGACCGGTGATATTCCTACACTGAATCAGAATACAACCGGTTCGGCCGGATCACTGAGCGCAACTCTAGTGACTGGGAGTGGTGGAACTGGTCTTACGAGTTTCACGAGTGGAGGTCTTTTATACGCATCATCTACGAGCGCCTTGGCATCTTCGGGTGCGTACACAGCCGGACAGGTTTTGTACGGCGGTGGCGCTGGAGCCGCGCCTGGTTCTTCTTCAGGATTGTTTTGGGACTCGGCAAACTCCAGATTAGGAATCGGGACGGCTACAAATTTGAATTCTCGATTAGTTGTTTATAACTCAGCTTCAACATCAACTTATACTGGAACTACTGCATGGGGGAACCTGCACCTCATGCCACAAGGAACCGATAATTCATGGGCCGGAATTACATTCGGTGGTTCGGGTGGAGGTGCGATTCAGCAAAGTACACAAGCAAGCATCGTGGTCGATTCGAACTCTACAAACGGTACTAAAATGCGTTTCAATGTTGGTTACCTTTTTGCAAATGGTGCTCTTGAAAGAATGACTATTATCGGCGAGACGGGCAACGTCGGCATCGGGACGAATAATCCGAGTTCCTACAAACTCCAAGTAGCTGGCACCGTCGGTTCATCAACATCATTCACGCGAATAACAGGATCAACGGCCACTGCATTCAATGCCCCGGGAACAGGGTTGGCCTCTACAGATTACAACCTTATATTGGCAGGTGCGAACGACACTGCAAATAGGCTTGTGGTCTTTGTGAACGGGTCGACGAGAACTGCGGACGGTGGTGCAAGTAATGTGATCATCCGAAATGATGGTGGGTCTTTGATACTCGGTAATGCTTCGTTTCCTACAATAGTCTATGGCAACGTCGGCATCGGCACGACGAGTCCATATTGGACTTTATGTTCTCAATATGCAGGTAATAATGACTCTTCAACTACTGCCAAGTTAAATTTTGGGGCTCAAATACACAATACAACAGCGTCTGGTGCTAACAACAGACCGAATCTCATACTATTCACGGATCTCAATTCAACCCAAGGCGCCATGGGTGGTTTTCGTCAAATATATAACAACAATTACTTAGGTGGTCTCGTTTTTTATATAGGTTCTCAACCAGTTGGATATTTACAGGGGACGCCGACTACTACAGCCGCCGCGTCCGGATCTCTAACAGAAGCCATGCGTATTAATCCTAATGGAAACGTCGGCATCGGGACTAATAACCCAGGAACAGCTCTTCAGGTCAATGGAACGGTCACAGCAACCACTTTTTCAGGTTCCGCTGCATCTCTGACCTCTTTTCCGACCCTCAACCAAAACACTACTGGGTCTGCTGCAACAGCTGGAACTGCAACTAATCAGTCTGGTGGAACGGTATCTTGTACATCAGCTAGTTCAAGCGGTTATATTGGAACTGTTATGGTTCCTGGCGTGGGAGCACGTTCTACGGGTGGGTTTTATGTATACAACGATGGCAATTTCAATATTGAAATGATGCAGCGAACAAGTGGCGTATATGGTCTTAATTTTATAACACGTAATACAGATGGTGTTTTTTCATGGCGTAAAACAGGTGGTGCGACAGATTGGGGAACCGAATTAATGTTTCTCAATAATGCTGGAAACCTCGCTGTTACTGGAACAGTAACAGGTACAGGTGTTACAGCTAGTGGAGCTGGACAAGTTGTACTTGTGTCGGGTGGCAGTAATCCAGGATATGTCGCAATTTACAATCCATCTAATACACGTGTTGCGTATATGGGGTGGCAAGCTGCTACCAATTATATTTCTCTTGCGACTGAAAACGGTTATGTAGGATATAACGTAACAGGCGCTCTCTTAGTCAACGGTGAAGTCACCGCATTTTATTCAGATGACAGACTCAAGACAAAAACGGGAAAATTAGAGAATGCTCTCAATAAAGTTTGTTCACTTGATGGTTTTACTTATGTAAATAACGAACTAGCAAACTCTTTCGGATTTACAGACGAAGATCAACAGGTTGGTCTTTCTGCCCAACAGGTACAGAAGATCTTACCAGAAGTTATCCGCCAGGCGCCATTTGACCAAGGCAAGAAAACAGGCGAAAACTACCTTACAATTAAATACGAACGCGTTGTGCCTTTGCTCGTCGAGGCACTCAAAGAAGAGCGAGCCGAACGACTCAAGGTTGAGGAGCGGCTCGCGCGTCTCGAAAAACTTCTGCTCAAAGAGTAGATGGGTATTATTGTTACAGACGGAGTTCTACCATCAGGGGTTCCAGTCAGCAACGTCTACATATCGTTTAGTTCCGAGACAGTTTACGTTTCATCTAAAAACTCGATTGGACTGTACACAATTAATGCGTACTATAAAGTTTTCAAGGATAACACGAAAGAGCCAAATTCGGACATCCGTATTCCACTTTTTACCCAGGTGAGTGATATATCAGTCGGAGTCTTCGATTCTCTGTACGCAGAGTTGAAAAAGATTTATCCTAATTCGACAGATGATGTCCAGACTATGTCATATCCCGCTGGTATGACAGAGGCTGAATATAATCGCGGCATTAATCTCAAAAATATAGTAAGTCTATACATTTCCGAACATTTAGGAAACAATATAGAAGAATTAGAGAATGCATATCAGGCCGTAGAAGACATTTTTGGAATTACCGGACCAGCAACAGCCGAACTTGACACATTAGAAACTATGTATAACCAGCTCATCTAAATGGAGGACCTGCTACCCATGTAACAAGTGAACACCTTTTTCCTTTAGTAACAGGATTCACCTTATGCAACAAGTAGCTCGGGAAAATGATTACAGTGCCTTGTTTCTTTGAGGCGTGTTTCTTATCACAACCTATTAAAAATTCTAATTCACCGCCTTCATAATCAGCTTCATCCGAAAGTTGAACTGAAATACTTAATTTACGAGAAGACTCAAAACCGCTTCCAATATCGAGATGATAATCATAATATCCTTGATATTCAGAACTGTATTCAGTGTACTGCAAGTTTTCAGTCATTGATGTTATGTCGAATTTGAAATATTCACGGTTGCATTGTTCGATCATTCCCATTAGTTTTTCAAACAAACCCTTCCATTGGTACATTTTAGGAATCCAGTAAACTTGACTATTCCTCACTGGATTCAATACACCTAAATCTTTACCAACTCGACCAGGGTTCATTTGAAAATTTTGGTTCAACAAAAAATTACATTCATCAACAGAAAATCCGTTATCGATTTCGAGATAATCAGCTATGTGAGGATTTGTTTTTACAAAATTAAATGTAAACAAGGTTGGTATCTGTGGAACAAGGGCATATTCTTTCAAAGGTCCGTCACCGTCTACATAATGAAGGAATAACTGTATATATTCGTCACCTTCGAACTTCTTTCTGTAGTGTTCAACCTCGCAGCCCATATAAAATGCCGCATCTCCCACCCCAAGGACAAACTGTTTCTTACCGAAATAAATTGGCCATTCGTGAGTCTGGTGAAGATTTATAGTAAGTGAATATTCACAACTGGGCTTGTCTTTGTGTGGTTTCAATTCTGTGTCTTTGTAATATATTCTACAGAATCCGTAGGTTGGTTTAAGATTCTTTTTCGTCAATTTCGATATTTTACTACACAAAGAACCTAGGAGTATCCCAAATTCAGGTAAGTTATAGTAAACTTTACTTCCTATTACACTCTGGTCATCTTCGGGTGTATAATGATTTTTCAACGTCACTACAAGCTCTTTACACTCCTTCTCCGGTATAAGCGTGTTGATTCTCTTATACATTAAGACCGGTGTGCATTAAAAACTATTAAGTTGCGCGCGTTATAGTAACGTAGCCGTTTCCTATAGTGTTATTTACACTGTTGGCAGCCGAGCCAGGGTTTGATCCTATATATGACCTGCTGGCTAAAGTGCTCCTAATCATGTTTGTACCAGGATTACCTGGTGCTTTTCCAGCCGGAACAGCAGTACCTCCGACCCATCCACCAGCAGATCCACCTGCACCAGAACCTCCTCCGCCACATCCGGCTCCTCCCCATCCTCCATCAGTCGTCCCCGTAAGAGCTGTACAACCTACGCCACCCAATCGGGTTCCTCCGCTATTAATTAAGCCGTAAGACCAGACAGGTTGGCTTAATGATGTCGCTACTGATACTTGAGTACCGGAACCCGTGGATCTATCCTGTGTTGGGCCACCGGCGCCAATTGCAGAAGCCGTCGCTTCGGTTACAAACGCTGAAGGAGCAGCTGCTGCATTAAAAACGGCCGGGGCTGTACCAGTTCCAGGCCCTGCCCCGCCACCACCTCCAGCCGCGACAATCCAAGGAACGGCGGTCCCGGTACCAGCCGATGAATAAAACACCGCACTCATACCTCCGCCACCACCTCCAGATATACCTTGATTGCATCTTCCTTTTTGGCCGCAACAAATAATAAGAACATCTCCTTGTGTCAAGCTTCCGGTCGCTTGAACAATCGCAGCAGGTCCTCCTGCACCAGGTTGACTTGATGATCCGGCCGAACCTGCAACTCGTATAGTGTAAGTTCCAGTGTTACCTATTGTTAGATATTGGTAACCAGCCTGCGGCATAGATATGTAACTAGGGTAAAATGGTAGTCCGCTGTAAACTGGAACAGTAGCACCTGTAGTAGCACCGAATGTACTTGCTGTAAAAGTATAAGCGGTCGAGACTGGCCAGGTGTATAATCCAGATACTTTAGTTCTTCCACCGAGATCACCGCTCAATTTAATAGCAGCCGTAGCACCAGTTGGTATTGCCGGGCTCGCTGGTGAATATGTACCAGAAGCAAATCTAAAATGTGCTCCCATCCCACGAGAAGGTGGATTTTTACTTAGACCAAATTCAGTACATACATTTGTAAAAGTAATAGTTGTGTTAACTGCCGGTGTAGGCATCTATTATTTATTACATAAAATAAATGTAGTCATCGCGATAGAAAGCTTGATTAGACTGCTTCGACGGGTGTTTACAACTCGCCAGCCGTTTTTACCACGGGTGGCAATAGTGGAGACTGGATACAACTTTATAGCCAGCAAGCGATAAATGTTAAGAGTTATACGATTCTCGGAAGATCCGGATATGAAACTACTCGATCACCAAGAAACTTTTGGCTTATGGGTTCGACCAACGAAAGTACATGGACTGTTATCGACACCCAGACATCAATTACTACATGGACTTCTGCGACGCCAAAGACATTTATACCGGCTGTAAATTCTGGATTGTACAATTACCTGAGACTTGTTGTCGGATCTATAGGTAATTTGACTTCTGGTGGATCTAACCAGGACATTGTTCAAATTTCTACTCTGTCTTTCACAGGGTCTACTGGTTCAATAGTATTCTCCGGTACCGGTGCAATTACTTTTTCATAAAATAATGTGGCTATTCAGTAGATCACAATGCCGATCATCTCGACATTGGGTGACGCGAATATCATAGGCAACACAGTGTCCCAAGCGAATCTCACAGTCCTGGGCGCTCACTCAAACTTGACTGGTTCTTTGAACGTTTTGGGATTTTCGAATCTGACCAGTCTCACCGTCCGCAGTACGGCCAACTTCCTGGCCAACACAACATTCCTGGCCAATACCCAACACCTCGGAAATACCTACTTTGGAAACATCAACAGCTACGGAACCTCCAACCTCAACACTTTGAACATTGCAGGTCAGGCGAACATGACCGCAACTGTTGGCATTACCGGCGCCGCAAACCTCTTCTCGACGCTCGCAGTCGACGGCCAGTCCAACCTTTTGGGCTCGGTTGGCATTACCGGCGCCTCGAACCTGCTCTCGACGCTCGGAGTCGCCGACCGAGCCTGGCTGCTCTCAACCCTGAACGTCTCGGCCAACATCAACACAGCCTCGAACCTCTCGGTCGCTGGCTTTGCAAATATCGGTCTGCTCAATGTCACGAGCACGTCCAACTTTGTCGGAAACACAACCCTACTCGGAAACTCAAACATATTTGGCGTGACTCACAACGTCGCGAGCTCGAACAACTTCTTTATGGGTACGGTCAACATCGTTGGTGTCTCGAACATCCTCGGAAATGTGATGCTGATGAATGCATTCGGAGTGGCTGGCCAGGCGAACATCCTTTCGACCCTCGGTGTGACCGGCCAGGCCAATCTGCTTGGAACGGTTGGTATTACTGGTCAGGCAAACCTGCTCTCGACTCTGTCAGTCCAAGGGGCGGTCAATACATTCTCAACCATGAATGTCGGAACGGCTCTGTCGGTCATGCAAGTTGCAAACATCTACCAGATGAATGTCCAGACAAATTCCAACCTCAACCAGAGTCTGACTGTCCAGGGTCAGACTAACATTTACTCTCTGTCAAACATCAACTCGCTGGTCGTTCCAGGAACTTCTAACTTGGCTCAGGTTGGTATCTACGGAAATGTAGTCGTCGAGGGAAACTCGAATCTCAAGGGGACTGTAAATGTCGGCCAGACGATGAATGCCATCGGCAACATCTCAACACCTGCGAATCTGATCATCGGGTCTAACATCGTCCCGGGTGCGACCGGCTTCAATGCCGGTAACGTCTTGGTGACTGGTAATCTGGTTGTCCAGGGTAACATTTTCTCGACGAGTGGCGCGCTCGGCTCGATAGGTGGTCTCGTTCTTACGAATGCGGCCGGGATCTCTCTGACTGGGCCATTCTCGAATGATGCAAACGGCAATGCGTTTTCGTTCACTCTTGATCCGATGACAATATCGGGTACTTCAGCCTTCATATCAGTTTCGGCCGGTGGTAATATCAAGTTCCAGTTGCCCGGTACATACCTTCTGACTGGCCTCTTTTCGTCAGATCAATCCATCTCGAAGGTTGCGATCGGAACTTCCGTGACTGATACGCACCCGACTACCAAGAGCTACAGCTATATAGTTGCCCAGGGTTCTAATGTCGACTTTAGCATACCGATAGTTGTCCTTGACCAGACTCTGTATTATTACATCGATGTGTACTCACCGGTCAATGCCGTGACGGTCGAGCCGACGTACGCAACCATCGGTACAACATCCGGAACCTATCTGGCGGTCAACTCGTACGGTACATTCGTCCCACAGTCTCTCAATCTGACAGTTCCTTGGATGAATACAATCGGAAGTGCAAACATCTGGGTAGCATCATCGGTCGGTATAGGGACGGTCGTTCCAAACTCAAAGCTTTCGGTCGGTGGCAATGCCGCATTCGGATCGTATGGGCTCGCAGGGACGGCCGCTCCTATCAACGGTCTGATTCTGGATGGTAATGTCGGTTTCGGGACGGCCGCTCCACGGGCTAACCTTGTGGTCATAGGTAATACGGTCGTGACGTCTAACCTCTGGATAGGAAGCTTTGCAAATATTGGTGGCTACGCAAATGTCGTCGGGAGCTTTTCGGCAGCCTTATCGAACGTCCAGTCTCTGGTTGTCGGTTTCGATAGTATCGTCAACCGTAATGCTAATGTCCTCGGTGTGACCAATCTCAACTCGACCGCAAATATTACTGGCGTGACGAATGTCGCCTCGAGCTTTTCGGCCGGTCTGACCAATCTTCAGAGTCTGAATGTGACGACAACCTCAACCCTTGTCGGCGCGACGACCATTGGCGGTACGATGAATATTCAGTCGACGGCTAATGTCAACTCGGCATTCTCGGCCCGTGGCCAGGGTATATTTGGTGGAAATCTGGGAGTGTTTTGTAATACAGCCCCGACGAGAACTTTGGATGTTCTCGGCTCGGCCGTGTTTGGGGCGTCCTCCGAGCGCCTGATTCTTAATAGCACATACATAGGTTTCAATCGCGATCCGATAGCGGCCGTTAACTATACGGCGTCCGCCTTTGCATATCAGTTCAACCACACACAGAGTGTTACGGCCGCGAGTGACTATATGGCTATCCAGGTTTATAACCAGTCAGGTGCTTCAGTCTCGCCAATTGCTTTGGTGATTAACGGTCTTGGTAATGTCGGCATAGGTAAACAGCCAGCTACCAAACTTGATGTTGATGGAGCGATAGCAATATCTGGTACGACTGTCATAGATGCGTCCAGAAATTTGACAAACATAGGAACTGTTGGGTGCGGCTCAATTACATCATCTTCTACTATTTCCGGCACTACACTCACAGCATCAACCTCATATAACACATCCGGATCTGCAGTTTATCAGGTTGCTGGTACGACAGTTATTAATTCTTCCCGTAACTTGACGAATATCGGAACTATTGGTTGTGGTGCAATTACATCTTCGGCTGGTATTTCAGGTACTACTGGCGCATTCAGTAGTGATGTTTCACTCACCGGGGCCAACTCAAACCTGGGTCTTAGTCGCGGGGCTATTTGGTTTAATGCTGTAAATGACACAAATCACTACCTCTATAACAATTTCAACAACCGCGACTCGGCGGGTGCATTTGACGGTATTAAATGGAACACGTACAACGGTCTCTGGGTAAGAGGTGGTGCGGGTGGTGCGAATACGGGATTATTTATGAATAATAGTGGAAATGTCGGATTAGGAAATACATCACCGGGTTATAGACTGCACGTGACTGGTGATGCTTACGTCACTGGAACTATACGTATAAACGCTACAAATTCTCTTTATTTCGAGACTTATGGTGGTGGTTGGTATATGGCGGATACGACCTATATAAGAGCTGTGAACAACAAGAGTATTTATACTGCTGGTTCTATTTACTGCGATGCCAGTCTCGTCGTGGCCGGAGCGACCACCATTGATTCGAGTCGTAATTTGGTGAATATTGGAAACATTAATACTACCGGCAGTATTAGCATGTCCGGAAATGCTACTCGTATTCTATTCAATAGCACGAGTACGTGGGCGGGAGATGCCGGAATCAGCTTCGGTAAACTGGAATATCACGCACAGAGATGGTACGTAAATGCAGGAAGTAACAGTGACCGAATTGTTCAGTTTCGGCGAGCCGGAAGTGATGTGTCGCACATCGATAATTCAGGTAATTATCAGGGTAATGTTGTTGGTAGTATTTCAGGTGGTAATGTATCCGGTGGTACCGGAACATTTACCGGCTCTATAGTTTGCACCGGGGCTGAAATTGCTATGGGGTATTACTATTCAGGTGCTGGTTCTAAATACGTTGGTGTGAGTGGTGGTGGGTATGCTATCGGTGGTATGGAGATTGAAAACACAACTCTAAACGGAAGTTGGAGTCAGAAAGTCCACTTTCGAACTCATTACTACAACGTAAGCAACGGTCGTCGTATGACAATCACAGAGGCTGGAAATGTCGGTATAGGTAACGAAGCACCAGATTACAAGCTTCGTGTTGAAGGTAATTTCCGAGCAACTACAGATATTCAAGCAGGAGAGAGTTACTCGTATGGGTGGTTCCGTAACAATAATGGAAATACTGGACTATATAACCAGGCAAGCGGTGCTGCCTGGCAATCTAATTATGAGAATTATGGCACCTGGCGTGTATACGGAAACCGAGTCAATGACTGGGGAGGTATCCATTTCCCAGATGATGGAATGAATATCATGATCAGAGGAAATGAGTGTGGTTTCCATCGTAACGGAGATGGATGGAGACTGTACGTGGTAGGTAACGATCTCTTTGTCCGTGGTAATATGACGGCATATTGGTCAGATCGTCGTCTCAAGAAAGACTTTGTCAAGGTTGAGGACTATGATGAAATTCTTAATGGAATGACAGCCTACCGTTTCAAATGGAATGAACTTAGTGAGAAGGTTACTGCAGGAACAGTAAAAAACGGAGAAGACGATCTTGCTCTTATTGCACAGGATGTTCAGGCAGTTCTCCCAGGTGCAGTGTGTGTAAACAAGTCTGCACAGAGTCCTGATAATAGTGAAGAGCAGGTTGAAGAATATCTGACCATTAATTACGACAAGATTACGCCAATCCTTGTCCAGGCTCTCAAGTCTACCCGCGAAGAACTTCGCGACGTAAAGGAGCGTCTGACTCGACTCGAAAAACTTCTGCTCAAAGAGTAATATGGGTATTGATATAACTTCTGGAACTCTTCCACAAGGGCTATCGATTGGAAAGTGTTATGTGAGTTTCCGTGGTGAGGTTATTTACATCTCACAGTGCGGAGAACAGAGATGGCTCATTTCCAGTTACTACCGCCTTCTAAGTAATGTTTATGAAAACAGCCCTGGAGGCTCGGACATTTTACGCGTTCCAGTCAAGGTTGAGGTTGATAACCTCGACCGCAATCCGTATGGCGTTTTATACGAAGCACTCAGTAAACAGTTTCCAGATTCACGGGCTGATCTCAGACCCAGTACCGAACTGGTCGACACCAGTATGTCCGCAACAATCAGTGTCATGCCGGATGTTCAGTCGGGTAAAATTATAACACAGAATATCCCAGTATAAATTAATGGGCATCCTCGTAAAAGGAGTTACTCTTCCAAGCGGTGAACGTTATGAAGACTATGTGTACATATCTACCTACGATCAGTGTGTCTATATGTTTCCACGCCCTATGAGACGCTTAACAATAAACTACAATATTTACAAATCAGAAACGAGAAAAGAACTGTTGTATGGACCTGTTACACTCGAAATAAAGAATCCAGATTTGAGTAAGGCTTCATATAAGCTCGTCTATGAGGTACTTAATAAAATGTACCCAGGAGGTAGAGAAGTTTAAATGGCTCCATTTCTCATAGATGAAGTTTTCAAAGTAAATCAAAATATACATATCGACATTAAATTTCCTTTTGTAATAATCGACAACTTATTCGATGATTACATGAAAATCAGAGACGTCTTTATGAAAACCCCAGCTCCAAATTGGAAAATTACACACAACTCTAGAAACTTTAAAGACTACTATGATTGCCGGCAATTAATTAGGAGCCCATTTCACTTTGCGGATGTCATCCAGGATGTCATAAAGCGAGTATGGAATGTAGAGACTTATTTTGTCGAAAATACAGTCGGAACGAATTGGTTTCTCCAGGTTAAGCCCAAAAGTTCGAACTATGCCGTCCCACACTCGGACATTGAAGGGGGTGATATTACAGTCATAACATATCTTAATACCGAAGACGAATGTTCGGGTGGTACAGCCTTTTTCAACTACATGGGTGGAGATGAATATGCCCCACCAGAAACAGGCAAGTGTTATTGGTGTGACATTTCTGATTTTGAAATTACTCATCGGATCCCCATGAAACCAGGAATGACTCTACTTTTTCCTTCGAATATGTACCACGCGGCTTGGCACGAAAGAGACTTTTTTGATTCTCCGCGACTAAACATAGTTTCGTGGTTTAAGAAAACCAATACCGATACCAGTAATGATCAAAACTATATTTACTCATAATATATACACTTCAAGCATAGATCTACCAAACGAATACAATGAGCGTCTCAAAGATGAAATCTCAAAATTCGAACTGAGAAGGTTTAGTCATGCCGATAGCGACACCACCTATTGGAAGAACAAAGACTTGCACAACGAGCCGATTTTCGAACCACTTATAACAGAGATTGATCAGCATGTAAAAAAATACAGTGGCCTACCGAATGTCGTCATTAATTCTATGTGGATTAGTGTATCCGGGAACGGGCAATATCATTCGTATCATGAGCACGGTGCGGCACTCGTGAGCGGTGTCTATTATGTTTCAGCCCCCAGTGACATACAGACATTTATCGACTTTATGAGTCCGAATGGGTATATCGCAGATAGGGAATATCACGAGCCTATAGAGCCAAACAAGTTGATACTCTTCGAGGGTTGGATGCTTCATGGATTCGAACCTAATCCAAGTAGACAGCCGCGCATAACTATAGCTTTTAATTATAGCGAGAAGTTTTAATGGTGCATGTATTTAAAAAGGTTTTATCACCTGAACGATGTCAGGAGTTTATAGATCGAATGGACAAGCACTGGGTAAATGAGAGTGAACTTGGCAATGATATTATGGATTGGTCGTCGCGGCTCATTGATATAACAGGTGATCCTATACAACAAGAGATTCAAAGCTTCCTAGAAAAACAGCTGCCCGTAAAATTGACGTGTAACCAGGTGCAGATTCAGATTTGGCCGGTCGGTATTGATTCAAAGTTGCATATCCACGACTATACATATGGCCGTGGAAATACAGATTATAATACAATGGTCTATCTCAATGACAACTTCAAAGGTGGCGAATTTATAACAATCGATGGGTTTGAGTATAAGCCCGAGCAAGGGGCGGTTACATTTTTTGACGGATCGAATGTTTATCACGGGCTGCGTCGGGTCTATGGGGAACACCGGTACACGTTAATTTTCTGGTGGACCCGTACACTCTTCGAGCTTCCAAGCGACCGTGACCCGCAGATCTCGGACGAGGCGCGAAGGCCCGAGTCCTCGGTGGACCACATCCGATCTGAATAGTATACCCAAGTTCGGGATAGGAGGCTGGGTAATCATTTTGTCCAGTTTGAACTGGGTCTCTCCTCCCCATATATCAAGATCGGGTGGGGTAAGAGAGTTTGTGTACAGCAAGAATGTCCAGCGGTTCGGATTAGTATCGTCCGGATGAAAATCGCCATTTTGTCCGTACGTCTGACCGTTAGCATATACTCTCAAGAGCTTAAAATTACGTTTTGTCTCCTGTCTGATCAGATTGAATAAATAGTCCGAAAAGAATCCATTCTTTGTGAGATCCATGATCCAAAACAACTGACCGTCACCACTATTGACTGATTGAGTTCCGAAACGCCACTGGCCATTAGTTGTAATGTTCTGAACTTGGTCAAAATCTGATACGTGCAGAAAATTGTCATAATAGAACAACTTTTCCGGCACAGCAACTGGTCTCTGTCTCATAAACTTTGAAATAGACCACCTACCGGATCCAACTACGTGCGTTACTTCGTGTTCAACAACGGACGGGAACATGACTAGGCTATTGTTATCGATCGGAACCGTGAATTCTCCGAATTTCAAGTCTCCTCCGGTAAACAACTTTGGATTCTCCCATAGATAGATAATAGCAGTTATCAATGATTGATCTTTGTGTGGTTTATAATAGTCGCCAGACTCGTAATAACTAACCAGGGTTGAATCAGTGAGACCTTCATACAAATACTTGTATAACCAGTGCTTTTTTTGAGTCTCCCAAGCGACCTCTTTAAATATTTTACTCGTTAGGTCTATAATTCTATTAGGCTCTTTAAGAAATATTCCACTATTCTTCTTCTTATTCTGGCCGGTAAGACTTTTAGCTCCACCAGTATTACCTGGAAGAGTCAACTGTGGCTTTAGTTTTTCAAGTTCCTTGAGGCACAACTCTTTTTCATCATCCGAAAAAAAGTTTCGGATGATGCAAAATGTGACTGGCTCATTGAAAAATTCAATGTCCATTTATCTTTAAGAACCTGTAAACTTTAATAGAATTGAAAACTTTGGACAGGACCAGCGTACTGGCCACCGGCTGCCCAACCATTAACCCCAGCTGCACCCCAGTTACCTCCAGTGAATCCATATTGGGCATTACCGCCATCATTGCCACCAGTTCCGCCTAATACTTGATTACCACCATTACCAGATCCTCCTTGATAATATGCATTTGGCCGTCCACCTCCGGCACCCCACCCACCTCCGCCACCTCCGCCACCACCACCGGATGAATTGTTTGGTGAAATTGGCAAAGATCCCGTCCGGCGTCGGCCACCGTTACCACCACCTCCACCACCACCACCACCTACCCAGTTATATCCTTGTGTATTTATAATCATCTGATTACAAAGTTCACCCACAGTAACAACACTCTGTCCATTTTGTCCTCCTTGGCCGGCATTAGGATAACCAGCACCACCAGTTCCACCCTTTCCGACCGCAGTCGCAAAATTTCTTATCCATACATTGCCTCCGTAAACCATACCTGAAACCGTTCCACCACTAGCCAGTGTGCCTTGTATATTAAAAATGGTTGTATAAGGATTTCCGGCTGCCATTGTTACATTATTACCAGGGCTATAATTATTAATATAAGTCCAAGCTTTGTTTCGCATTACTCCAAAATTATAACTGCCAGACGGGTTGAAATATCTACCATTTCCGTTATAATAACCGGACATCGAATTTCCCAATCCAAATGACTGGTTCGCATAATTCATACTGATTTCTTGACTACCGTTATTTTGGAAATACGGGTATGACATTGTCGTCTACTTAAGGATGAGAAGATTTTTGTAAGTAATGTACAAGGTTTTAAAGAGTCTAGTAACACCGGACCACGCCGATAAATTAGCTTCTATTATAAGAAATCAACCCGTCCGAGAGGATGATCCTCAAGTTCCTGGAAGTTATTCGTACTATTGCATCCCAGCCTTGAATACACTTCTCGGGACTTTACTGAACACTGTATCGACAGCCTCCTCAAAGACTCTTTTACCAAGCTATACCTACTGCAGAATATATCGTCGAGGTAATGAGCTAAAACCACATGTCGACCGACCTTCGTGTGAATGGTCCGTGACTCTAAACCTGAGTCAGACTCATGAATGGCCTATATACATGGACTCTGAAGAGATTGTCACTGGTGTCGGTGACGGTGTTTTGTACCAAGGAGAATGTATAGAACACTATCGTAAACCTTTCGAAGGAGATGAATACATTCAGGTCTTTCTTCATTATGTCGATGCGGACGGTCCTCACGCTAAACATATCTATGACACAAAGACGGTAACGACCGAAATGAGTTTTCCTATAAAGTACGAAAATCACTTTATAGACAATTGGTGCACTATCGATTGTGCGTTTAGCCGGGAAGAATGTGATCGGATTGTCAAGAAATTCAGTGGATCAATTTTAGATGATGCTATGGTCGGAGACTATACAGGTTCGATTGACAAGAGTATAAGAAAGAGTAGAGTCTTTTGGATACCTAAAACATACGAAAATAAGTGGATTTACGAGAAAATCAAGAAAATCGTAACCGAATGTAATAGTGAAACATTCAAATTTGAAATTACAGACATTGGTAGACGTATACAATTTACAGAATATGAAGAAGGCTATTATGATTGGCACGTGGATGCAGGTGGTGACGATTATGACCGGAAGTTGAGCGTATCTGTTCAGTTGTCGGATCCATATTCGTATGAAGGTGGTCAGCTCGAGTTTTGGGGTCGAGACAAGTATGCGTGCAGACAAAAAGGATCTATGACTATATTTCCGTCATATAAAATGCACCGAGTAACTCCAATCACGACCGGTTGTCGGTATTCTCTCGTCATATGGGTCACTGGTCCACACTTCCGGTAGGGAATATAACAATAGAATGAGGTGAGGCGTCCCATGAATACAAAAACGAGTTGGGAAATAACAAGGCTGAACCGGGTTCCATTTTATAACAATAGGTTCGAATCGAGATGTCACACTCGGTTATAAACCATATAACGTTTAAAATTGGATTTGACGGCATGAGGTTACCAAGTTCGGAAGCTCTGCATGCAGTAAATGTAGGTTTAGTAAATTTGTAATCGATCAGGCATTTGTTTTGCTTCACTTGCTTTTCAAATTCTGCTATAAGTTTTTTATAGCACTCGTCTAACATTTCATTTGGTACCTGCGATTTGACCGAATCACCGAGTGACTCTTTTACAGACTGACACAATTGGGGTGGCATGATCTTTCGGAATACACCTATAAAACAATCGTTGAAATATCTTTCGTGCAGCTTGTTTATAATGTCATCCGAGTAATGATTCCATGTTGCTAATTTCTCTCTTTCATTGTTTGGAAAAACAACAACTCTGGAAATACCTTCAACCTGGTATAAATAGTTGTCGAAATGGTCAAAGCGCATTATTCTCTTGACATTTCCAAAGTTTAGCCATGCACATGATTTCATGCACGGAACTGGTGAAAACCTCTTCAGTTCCGAAATATCATTCTCGAATATGTATTCATTTTCAACCTTGTCGTCTAAAAACTGCTCCAGAGTCTTGAAACGGATTCGGTGACTGTCCTTGTATCTATTGAGCAGAACATCGTCAGCAAAGAATTTGGTAGAACTGTACAACACCTTGAGTTTACCAGCGTCCTTCACATATTTAAGAAGGTCTTCATCAATTTTCAAATCTTTTTTAGAAGGGTTGCTGTCGGTTGGTTTAGCAGTAAAACTAGTGTAAAAATTGAAACCTTGTTCCGAAATGACGAAATAGAACCAACCGGCCGGTACGTGAAGAGAGTCCCCTTTGCACATTAAAAAGTCGTATTTACTCTCGGGCGGAATCTGGAGAGTAGAATATCTCTTTTCTTCAAAGAACTGTTCAACGTTCATTAATAATGATCTCGAGTATTATTAATGTACGTGTACGCAGATTCAACGAATCGTGACACGCTACTGTACCCTTCAGGCAACAGTTACACCCTTCACTTGACAACCCCTGCAAAGAGTGTAACACAGGTGGACCTTGTCGCTGCCAAGGTTCCAAACTCCATGTACAACATCACGAATGGCCTAGACATCATCACCGTCAGTGACGTTTCGTACAGTATCCCGGCCGGCTTTTACTCAGCCTACGGGATTGCAGATGCCCTGGCTAGCCGTGTCGGTCTCGAGGTCAAGTACCTCCCAGACGAAGGTCATCTCTGGTTCTTTAACAGCACGGCCGAATTTACGGTCCAGGTGAACACCCTCGAGCTGCAAAAGCTTACCGGCTTTGCATCTAACGCCATCTACACATCCCAACTGAACATCTTCACCCCGGCCTATGCAAACGGACCAAACGGATACTTTCTCAAGTCGGTCAATGTCGTCGACATGTCCACCAACGAGTTTGTTTTTCTCGATATTGAAGAGCTCCGGACGACCCAGGTCACCGACTCGAAGGCGCTCGTCGGTGAAACCTATTCAGGTTTGACCATCCGGTCAACCTTTGGCATGATATCGATGGATGTCGCCTCTGGGTGTATCAAGGACTTCAAGGAGGGTTCGGACTACGTGATATCCATCACATACCCCCAACCAATCACCAAGCTCTCACGTCTGACTGTCCGTTGGTACGACAAGTCTGGAACTCTTCTCAACTTTAACGGGTTTGAGAATAACGCCTTTGTGCTACGTGTGCACGAGGCTGAACTCAAGGAGGAGGAACCGGCCGACACATCGATTACTGAGATTGAGCTGAAACGTCTGATAGAATCCATGATGCCACCGCCAGCACCACCAAAGCCAGAGGTGAAGAAGATTGTAGTCCCTCGCTATCTCATGTATCTGATTGTGGCAATTCTGCTCGGCCTTGGGTGCTATATGTACTTTAGCAAGGTGCCAGCACCTGGAACGAATGCTCTGCCCCAACTTCCAACTCGACTTCCAGAACCGCTCCGGATGGCTGTCGCACCTCGGTTGATCTAAAACAAAGATGAGGCCGCAGGCCTCGAGCTTCGAGCGAGGTAAATAAAGTCTGGCGCTCTATTAGAATAAATGCCGTATCTAAGTGTATTTGCGGATACTTTCAAAACGACCGGTGGTGCACCCGACACATCAAACCTTTTTGTGAATGGTGCATCAAATCTTAACGGAACAATTTATGTGGTTGGTCCGGCTTCGTTCCAGGGGGTTACAAACATATTGTCCGATACTAGAATCACCGCTAACCTGATTGTCTCGTCGAATATTACCGGCTTGTCCAATATTAATATAGCCGGTACATCTAATCTCTTTGGAGCCGTAAATTTTTCGTCAAATCTGAGCAACACTTTTGGAAATGTCGCCATCACTGGTAACCTCGTGACAAGTCGTGACATCTTCACGAATGAGATTATCATGAAGTCAAATCTGAGCAACACCGTGGGAAACGTCGCCATCACCGGAAACCTCGTGACCAGCCAGAATATCATGACGAATAAAATTTTCATGAATTCCAACCTGATCAATACCTTTGGAAACGTCGCCATCACCGGAAACCTCGTGACCAGCCAGAATATCATGACGAATAACATTTTCATGAATTCCAACCTGATCAATACCTTTGGAAATGTCGCCATTACCGGAAACCTGGTCACGAGCCAGAATATCATGACGAATAACATTTTCATGAATTCCAACCTGAGCAACACCTATGGAAATGTCGCCATCACTGGTAACCTCGTGACCAGCCAGAACATCTTCACCAATGAGATCTTTATGCAGTCTAATCTGAGTAATACCTATGGAAATGTCGCCGTGAGCGGCAATCTCGTGACGACCAATGTCCTCTGCACGAATGTGATTCTGCAGGCGAATCTTTTGTCCGTGACCGGAACTATTCCCATGAGTGGTAATGTGCTCATAGCTTCCAACTTGACCTGCTCCAATCTGACGGTTACTAATTTGATCGACAAGGTGTTTGAAATCACTGGTTCGACCTATTATTACATAGAAAACAACATCATACTACCGGCACCCCAAACCAACCTTTTCGGGATGAAGTTTTTCGGAATCAATTTCAACAGTTTCCAGGTTCCGCCAAATCCAATGTCCAAGTCTCGCTATATTACACAAACCACAAATGGAAATCTGACATTTTCAGTCCCAGGTATGTATAAGCTGACGGCCGTCATTGCGTCGGATGCAGCTATAGGTCGTATTGCATACGGCCGTGGCGCGACCGATTACAGTCAGTCTTCGCGGCCGACCTCTATCAACCAGTATAAATACGTGTATCAGTTTGATGTGACACAAGTACCTACAATTTCAGTGACTATACCAATTTTCGTACAGTCAACTACTGATATTTTCTATTTTGATCTTATTGCTTACCAGACGGTACCGACAGTTATATACGCCACAAATCCAATCAACATGCCTGATTATAACAACCCCATCGGTGGAACATACATAGCCATTGGTCCTATGTAAGAGACGTCTAAGCAGTGACGGCGTACACCTGGCTGGGCTTGGCGATGGTGACATTGCGAGCAACGTTCTTCACTACCACGTAGACCAGGACGGCCAGGACGGTGGTGAACAGAGCGGACAGCACATAGTAGTTGGGGTTGTTCTTGTTCACCTGGACCAGTGCGCTGATCATGAAACGGACAACATCCATCCATGCGACGGCCGCGGCGAAAGAGAAACCGGCCACGACCGAGTTCAGCGCCTGAGCCTCGACCTGGGTTGCGACATTCATGAGAGCACCTGGAATCTTGTACTCCTCGGTTGACATTTATATTATCATTACAAAAAAAATTACCCCGGAAGGCCTGAGTTTCGCGTGCAGGGACCTGACTATCACTCTGGATCAAAGTCATCCTCCTCCTGAAAAGTTGCATACTTTACACGAGATGGGAGTTCATCCTCATCCTCCTCTTCATCCTCCTCGAGCTTGGGGTGAATCTCTAATGGATCATATCCTGAGATATCCTCTTCATCCATCTGAACTATTGAATAGAAGTTTGCCTATGCCGTTTTCCGTGGTGAATATGTTGAACGATCTGGTGTACACACGGACGAGTCGAGCTTCGCCTGACGGAACCATGTTTAGGGTCAACAGCTGGTTATGGATTCGTCCAAAGTTGACATGCCCTGTTGGCTCGAGGTTTTCCGGATCTATACAAAAAGAATACGTATAAAAGATGGTTCTGGTTGGTACTCGAGTATGATAATTCATAGGCTGGATCACACGAAGGTATAGGGCGGACGCAATATCCTCAGGAATGAGATCAAATCCATCCGTCTTAAGACCAAGACTCTTTATGTGATCAATCTTTGTTGAACTGTAGCTAAAATCAAACACATTCGACGTGATAGTTTCGTACTGGACTACAAAGTAAATCTCTTTGACTGGTCCAAGAAAGTTGAGATAGAATTTGTCCATCGTCGAATTTGGCTTGATGGATCCTTGGAATAACTGTGTCTGTTCGACCAGGTAAGTTCTTTTTTTCCCCTGAAAATATTGAGCCTCTTTTTGATCAAGATAGACATATTCGAACAAAAAATCGCCCCGGATGATATCCTGGATTTGATATCCTGGAAATGTAAATGCACTAGATTCTCGAAACTTAATCTTAAGCTCGACTGAGCCCTGGTTGATTGCCAACAAAGGAAATCCACGCTCACACACTGAGAATGGTAACAAAATATAGACAGTCTGTGCGGCGGTCGAATTCACTACACCCTTTCCGGTTGTCAATGAAACGATAGACTGTTTAGTCTCGGGAAGGGCAATTTCTTGCATCATTTCGTTAAACTCACCATAGTAACGTTCTATAACCTTCTTGTCAATAAGAAGCTCGGCGTATTCTATGAGAAAATTACCGATTGAACTTGCGTATACGGCAACTGGGTTTCCGAACTTGTCATTTGGAATTGCCGGTAGGTTTATCCTGATATACATGCGAGTGATGAGATCGCCAGCACTAGGAATGATCTGTGTATAAGTAACACCATAGCGAGGCTCACCGGAAAATTGAAACGAGAGCATCTGCATCTGAAACTTGGGGCGAGCCGCAAACTCGTCTATAAAATAAGAGTACTGCGGCCCCTGTTGGATCAGCTCGTAATCTGAACGCCCCTCTATGAGTGAACGAATACCACCGGCCTCGGCCATCTATGTTTTACTGAGAAGAATTAAACAAGAGTCCGCCGAGACCATATTGGACTCGTAGGATGTTGTAATTTACGGCATAAATGCTCAGTTGTTTCTCGTAGACAGGATCTGGTCTCATGTTAATCTCCAGAACCTGCTGTCTGATGCGGCTCATATTCACATGCCCTGACGGATTACTGACGTGCTCTGGTTTCATCGAGAATGCATACATGAATACATTGGACGTGGGTGTTCCTTTAGAAAATGCCGGAGCCGTGTGCTTGTCCAAAATCTCAAGAGCACCAAGATAGATTGCATCAGCGGTCGTTGATGTAAAAGCCTCCTGACCATTAAAAAAGAGAGCCATATTCTTGACACCGTTGTTATAATAGTCAAAATAATCAGTAACCAGATTCTGTGTATATATATTTGAAGGATCTATATTTATATTTCGGTTATTCCGGATAAAAAACTGTAATTCGACAACAGGATTTACAAAGTTGAGTTGGAAAAATCCACCGACCGAGTTGACTGGCAAAATCTGCCTCGAAAGCTGAACTTGTGAGACGAGATATTCCAGCTTTTTGTTTCTGAAATAGTCAAGCTCTGGACCTGTCAAGTAGGCGTACTCGGCGATGAGCGTAACCTTAATGTTCTGGGGTGGTACATATACAAATGGTTGAATGTTAATAGCCCGACCGATATCCAAACCTGCTCCGATATAGTTGAACTTGAACAAAATCTCAACATCCTGTCTAGAAAGAGCCACGAGTGGAATTGCTAGGCCAGTTTCTCTGTAAAAATAGAATGGCAGGTTGAGCAGATATGTTCGTGGAGAATAAATAGCCGATGTATCATCCTTTCCATACAGAATAGTCAAGGCTGGCTTGTTCTCGAGGGGTGTTTGCATGTCCATCGTATTCTGAATGTATTCACCAGTCAAAGTCTCGATAAGCTGACCACCAATCTTAAGTTCGACGCTGTCGATCAAGGCGGCCGCGACCGCATTCACATAGGCGCTCTGCTGGATGGTCGGGACGTTATTTCCGTAAATCCATCCACTCTGCAACAGTGTAAAGGATGATGATGGTCCTGAAATAAATTGCGAAGGTGTCTGTTTGGTCGATGTCGAATTGGCAACCGGATCAACCTCGTATGGAAAGTAATCGTTTGTCACACCATAAAAGTCGGACATGCGAATCTCTGGTCGGGGGTTAACCTCTGGCGGCTTCAGATTCTCGTTCAGCTGTGAAAGTTGCGCCGTAAGACCATAATAATCGGTAAACATCTGGAACAACCCTGGAAAGGCAAATTCTGATTCAATCTGGGTGGCTGTCAAAGACTGTCCAGAGAGCTTGGCATAAAACCATGTTTTGCACCGATCCTTGTATTTCGTCTTGGGGTGTAGTCCATAGATGGTCCACGGATTGATTCCCAGACCGGTCCCGGATATGGTCAGGATGTTCACTTGGACACTTGTAGTAGAACACTGAATAACGTTTGCCGTAAATGAATAGTCTGGCCCAGGACCACTCACGAATTTGATGAGATCTCCAATTGCGTATGGGGTGGTAGGATGAGTAATTTGAAAGTTGACCGTCGGCTTCTGGTTGACAGTCAGACTGATTGAATCGGTCGTAGTGGTGACTTCGGATCCTATAATCCAGTTGGCAATCGGAGTTACTGATACGGTCGTGTTGATCAGGTTCATAATAGTCACATCGGCCGTAGTGCAGTCTATAACAACCGCCGTGAAGCTGTTGGTCTTGTCCTCACCGGACTCGTTAAATCGGACCACTTGGCCTCGTGTATATATAGGTACCGCAAATGGATTGGTAAAAGTGACTGTATATTGGGTCGATGTCAGGACATGGACACTTGTCTTCGAGCATGAAGTCACGTAACCGTAGGTACCATTTGCGCCGGGACTCGTAAAGACTGTCTGGTCCAAAGGAATCAGAGTTCCGATCGTGAAGGGTGGCACAATTTGTGTACTTGAAAAAGTATACTCGACCGGACTAGAACTCCAGTCAAGATCTATCGATTGGGTTGAAAAAGCAGTCGGCCCGTACAAAAGAGCGTACAGCTCTACCAACTGATCCAGTGTCAAACCAAGCAATGTATTCACATTGTAATACGGTGGTGTCGGCGCTGCTGGTGGCAACACCATCCTCTATTTTTCACTAATCTTTTTATCCAGTTCCTGCACTGCGGCAACCAGATGTGTCAGGATGCGCTCCCAGCGAAGAGACATTGGATCACCCTGTCTAACTAGACGAAGATCAATCTTCTCAATCTCTTGTGCTATGAATCCGAGATCCTTAAGACCGGGTTTGACCGAGAGCTCATTCCATGTAAAGTTGACCGGCCGTATATTACGGATAACCTCTAGAGAGTTTTCACTCGAAATGCTTACGACATCTGTTTTGAGACGACCGTCGCAGATGACGTTGAAACCGACGATATCATCTGTGGCTGTTATATTGCCAGTTACATACAGGGTACTATTTACATTTACAGACAATTGAAGAGGACCACCGTATGCAGTTGGGGGTGGAGCTATGTTCCCGAACACATAGAGATCGCCAGCGACCAGAACATTACCATCCTGAAGCAGTGGCATGTTTTACTAATAGCTCTCAACTTTATTTGCTTAGCGAGAACCCGAAAATGTGACAGTCGCGGGATCAAACCCCCAGAAAACACACGATTGTTGGGACGGAAATGCCAATTTTGAAATTGTGACTGGATTTGTGAAATATGTATAACTGACATTACCGGTGGTCGACGCTGTCAAATTTGAATATGTTACGACGACGTTTGACGATATTGGAATGACCGACTGTTGACTGAAGCTGGTCGTAATAACGTTACTACTGACCGAGTTTGATAGAGTTCTGACATCGGTCGTCTGGACTGGAAGACCGTTCACAACCAAACCTGAAACTACCGTAACGTTTGAGATAACAGCCGAAGGTCCAAAGTTTACACTTGTGATATATGAATAATTATTGACTGATGCATTTGCGACCGCGATCAGATTGAGGTTATTATAAATAGAAACGGGTATGACATTACCTGATGGTGGCAGTGTTTGATCAAAAATTGTTAGGATTTGATTGGATTGATCACCAGTGACTCCGACGACCGTCCCGAATATGTTATTGTTAGAAGTATAGACTACCTTGATCCCAGGTGTAAATCTATAGTCGATAAGACTTATATTGAGGAACGAGTAGTCAATGTCGGATGGATATTGTACGTATGCTACATTTGCCGTGCTTACGGGAGTTTCCGAATATAACAATTTGACTACAATGGTTCCAGAGAGACTAAAGTACTCGGCCGAGCCCAGTTTGACAGGTGTTACAACTTGTATGACCGGAAGAGAAGTCACTGTTACATCTCCGGTCAAGGTACTAAGACCGGTTATTTTCATACCGACACTGATCGGGTCCGTATTAGATATATTCATAAAAACACTCGAAATGGGTTTGACCAGTGGATAAATTGTGTTCCATACAAAACCTGATACAATCGGATTATACGTGACGTACATGAAATCATTACGGATCCATGGTATGCAAGACGGTGAGATGATCTTTGCGTTGGCTATATTCAATGGTGTCGGATCAGTATTCCAGAAAGTCACCGAGGTGAGAGATGTAATTGGCTTGATAATCTGGTCCACAAAGCACACAACACCGATAGTACTATAATTGAAAGAGACTCCACTCGAATTATATTCCTGGTTCGTAAATGTCTCGTAGACCTCTATACGGCCAGTATACGGAAGGCCTTGGACCGTGTATCCTTCCTGAATACTCGTCGCGTTTGATGATTGGATGCAGATGAGCCGGATAAGCTGAGGAACTGTACGGGTTGAAGATGTAGCAAGAGCTCGGCAAATTTTATTGGCTCCATCATTGAAATCAACCAATATCGGTAAAACAATGGCTGTTATATTTTGGGGTTGGTCAGATTTTACAACGACTGTCGAAGCTCCAACCTGGTTGACCGTAATTGTACCTTGGTAAGGCAGACCCGTTACAGTCTGCCCAGGTGCCATCAGATTTGTCTGTGAAAAGAGACTTATCTCCCAATCCTGATTGATACCCGAACCTAAAACTCTATTAACATCGATCGTAACACCGGTTGTCGTACACGCAGTGACTGGCCCCTCGATCAGAACAGTCTGGTCGACTGGCCGAACAGTCTGGTCGACGACCGTCACAACCTGTGACGTTGAATATGGTGGAGTTCCATATGAGCTATCGAAAGAAAGAGTCACCTCGCCCATCTGCGGATGGACGTTGAGAGGAGTGCTCGAATATGTAATCGGATAATTTGTGACATTCGCAAATGCGACATTGGATGTGATTGATGCGCTATAAGGTGAGTACGAATTGTAGTATGCGACCGACCGATTGATATACGTGATGGTATTTGCGCCATCCGAAAAGTACGTCTTGAAAGTCGGAAGATTGGTTCGAATCTTGGCGAGAGTAGCTTGGTCCCTTATCCAAGGGACGAACTCAGAGTTGGTCGCGAGTGGATAAACCCACCCTTGACCTGGAGTATAAAGCGGCGGCAGAACAACCTTTAGGGTTGTACCTATAAGCAAATCTCCACGGTACGGGATTTTAACCTTACCGAGACCCCCAAACTGCACTGGCGTATCGAAAGGGTATTCGGCAGTTTGTAGAAGAAACGTAGAATGTCTCCGAAATACTCCTGTAAAGTACGACACCTCTGGAGTTCCGTTCAGGTATACGTCCTGCATGCCCTGAGCAGCAATTTGAATGCTCCCAGAAGACATTTCCTATTAGAACGACGTCTTTTTTATTTGCGTCAGATGCAACAATCTAAAACCGAATCGAATACTAGGAAGAATGTCTGGGGTTATGAACCTTCAGCTTCGAAAGTTTGACCCATCAACCATAAGGGACGACAAGATTTGCATCTTCATAGGCCGTCGTGGTACAGGAAAGTCGACACTCGTGACGGACATTCTATATCACAAACGGCACCTACCGGCCGGAATCGTCATGTCCGGCACCGAAGACGGTAACCACCACTACAAGAGCTTCGTTCCAGACATTTTCATCTACGGAGGATACAACCGGGATGCAGTCGTGCGCCTGGTCGAACGACAAAAGAAGATTATCGGTGCCGGAAAGAAATCAACCGTATTTTTTCTTATGGACGATCTCATGTTTGATAAAGGCTTTCTCAAAGACCCACTCATCCGAGAAATTTTCCTCAACGGACGTCATTGGGGTATATTCGTCATGCTTACGACCCAGTATTCTCTGGATCTACCCCCGGCCATCCGTCAGAATGCGGATTATGTATTCATTCTGAGAGACAACATCAAGCGAAGCAGAGAAAGTCTATACAATTCCTTTTGTGGAATGTTTCCAAGTCTAGCTGTTTTTAATCAGGTTATGGATGCGTGCACAGAGAATTATGAGTGTCTAGTTGTGAATACGACTGCGACATCGAACAAGATTGAAGACTGTGTTTTCTATTACAAAGCTCCTATACGGACAAACTTCCGCATTGGTTCACAGGCGATGTGGAACTTTCACAAGAGTCATTACAACCCGAACGCCAGGCCAACACCCGTTCAGACTGGCGTAAAGCCTCCGAGCAACATGCGAGTCCTCGTGAAAAAATCGTGATTTTTTAATCAACCCGGCTAGTAAAATGGTTGAGCTTGTTGATATCCGTGACCGGGTCGCCGTGCAGCCACCACCAAATGCATCGCCACCCGCCTTTCCTACGCCACCCAATCAAGAAAAAAATACCCTCTCTGAATTAGAGATGAACCTGTCTACTCCGATCGAGGAAGTTATGGATAGCCCCATGGATCTTATGCAGCCCCAGTCTGGTATGCACCAGCCACAGATGATAGATGCCCGGACTGTGTCTGCGCACCCCGCCGGCCCAGACACTCGCGCACCCATGACCCGGGGTGCTGGAACTTCCTCCGCAAAGTCTTACCCATTCAATCTTAATGAGGACCAGATCCAGGCGCTCATTGCCGGCCTGGCCGGAGTCGCCGCATTTTCCAAGCCTGTTCAGGATCGTCTGTTGACGATGCTGCCTCAGGCGATGAGCCCAGAGGGTGGTCTGTCCACCATCGGTATGGCAATCACGGCGTTTATCGCAGCCGTCATCTTCTACCTTGTGAAGCGAAGCGTTTAAAGATTCAAGTCTCGTGTAATATAGCATAATGTGGATCTATAGCATGTGGATCGATAACCTCACTTCGACTATCAAGGTCTACGAGAATAACCCAGGTGATCCTTTTGCGAAGAAGATGACATGGAATCCAGAAGAAAAATCATGGGTTTTGTTTCCGACAAACATGGAAAAAATTGCAAAGTTTGATCCGATTCTGGCACAATGTGCTCAAATTGTAAATGATCCTGAGCAGACTGAGGCGCTGGCAAAATTCGCAGAAGGTAAGATGAGTTATGCAGAGATGCGAGGTTTGTGTGGCTAGTCTGATATGTAATGGCCGCAATATGGTACTCTTGAAATACCCTTGTAAAGGCCCATCCGACCAGCCACAGCCTTCAGTTTGTGCAGGTTATCCCAATAATTGCCAGAGTGTTTAAATTCCGAAACAGTAATATGAGCTAATTCGTGCAGCAGCACGTGATAAACCTGGTTTTCATCTGTCCCATCCAGACAGATGAAAATTTCATACCCTTTGTTTACATTGTAGCCAATCTCACCCTTTGAGAGCAGACCTGTGATGATAGTCTCCCGGTGGAGAGATGGAAATTCCCCAGTCTTGATCAATTCCTCTCTGAGTTTAGTGTATTTGGACCTCATGACACTCATGAGGACTGGTTCACTAAACGACGACCGTACTGAAATCACCGCAAGGATGAATAAGATGATTTGCGGAATGTTCATACTTGTTATAATACTGATATTTAAAGCAGAGTCGAAGGCTCTGAGCTGTGGGCGACAAGGCACTTCGCGTCTTGCTTTTCACCTCAGCTTCCTGAAAACAAACCGAGCATAGATGTCAGTCACGGTGCCTTTCTTTTCCTTTACGAAAGACTTGATCTCGGCCAGAGCAAGCTTGTACTCGAAACAGATTTCAACCAGCTTGGGGAAATAGAGCAGAGGCTCCGGGACAGATCCTGATGCATAATAAGGTCCATCGGCGAGTTTGACCAGAATCATCTCGCCGATACGCTGACCGGACTTTCCGATACTCGGTCCGCGTTCAATCGTGTTGCCGAGTGGATCTGTCCACTTGTCCGGAAGGCGCAATATCTTTTCGGCATCCGGTACAACTCCAAAGAACATACCACCGGGTGCGAGCCGCATGGAGATTGCCCGGACGCACTCGCGCAGATAGGCTTCATCCTTGAAACAATACTGGAGTGAAAAGTTGAAACAGACGTAGTCGAACGGCCCGAGTGGTGCCTTGGTAACATCACCGACCAGAATCTTAGCCTCCGGGAATACATTCTTGGAACGATCGATCGCCTCCTTGATTGATTCAGGGTCAGGGTCGATCATAGTCAGGGTCGCCTTGACCGCCTTCCATTTGGCCAGGTCGCCACCACGGCCGCTGCCGACATCGAGCACGGTCGAGCCCTCTTTTACGATAGTCTTGATAAATTCACGCTTTGTGTTATTGTGAAGCTTCCGGAGTTCTTCCATATTTGAATGGGGTGTCTGCGCCTTATCTCTTAAAGAATAAGGTGCCTGTATCAGTAGATGGGTTCTCTTGAGCAGGATTTCACGACCGTCCCGGGACAGATGTATGCACTGATTTCACTCGTCGGACCTGACTGCGCTCAGCGTGGCGACAAGTTTGGTCTGAAGATTCGTGGTGTCTTCAACTCGCGCGAGGAGGCGTCGAGCCACGCCAAGCGCCTTCAGCGCGAGGATGCCACCTTTGACATTTACCTGGTTGACATGTACAAGTGGCTGCTGATCCCCCCAGACCGTGATCAGATTGAGGATGTTCACTACCAGAACGAGAAGCTGGAGGAGATTATGACCAAGTACAAGGAGAACCAACGGGACGCTGCGGCTATGTTTGAGAAGCGTAAGCGCGACATGAACGCTCAGCCACTCAAGGATTCGAATGTTCCATTCATCGACCCAAGCGATGAGAACTCCAAGTATTATAACCGGCCGGACGTTGCGCCAATTCCTCACCCCTCAGAGATTCTTGAGGATCTGAAGAAGGAATTTCCAGACATGCCGATTGACGACCTGGTGAAGTTGGCTGACGACCGCGTCTCTAACGAGATTGAGAAGCGTCGTCTCCAGCAGGAGATGGACCGCGAGAAAGCGGCCCTGGCACCAGTCAAGGAGGATGATGAGCTAAAGGTGACGTCCGAGTCTTCATAAAACGGAGACAAAGTCTCCGGAGCTGGTCCTTACATAATTTTACTCTGATACAATAAGAATGCCACCAGCTTTGGCTATTATAATTAACCTCGCGACAATTTTCATCGTATTGTCCTTCTATTTTCTGGTATATACCAGATATTCTAAACGTGAAGATCCTACTCAATCCGTAATGGGAGTCTGGAAAACTATTTCAAGCACCGAGAAAGAGGGTGCATGGAATGGATTTTTAAATGAAACAATGGCCCAGGCAAGAACTGGACCAGTTGGAACTTTTTCGAGTTATGAAAAGGTGATGCCCGTACAGGCTCGTCTTTATCAATTCGCTCGGTGAATAACAATAGGGCCATTCATAGACTTGCCTACAAAAATACCAACAACAAAAGCAAAGAAAATCAAAAAGAGTACCTGTTTTGAAATACCATCAAAAAAGTTACTCTTATCGACTGATGGTGGTTGGTCTGGCATGTAATAATACTGCTGCTGCTCGTTTTCTGGTTGTGCCTGTGTTTGTGGTTGCTGCTGTTGCCATTCACTTGGTTCTTCGTCTGGTGGTGGCGCTGGCATCGTTGAAGAATAGCTCATCTGCGTATTCATTCTACTCCTCCTCTGGATTTTCCTCCTCTACATCTGACGCTTCATCATCCTCCTCGTCATCATCGATGAAATCCTTGAGACTTCCCTCGTCCTCATCCTCATCATCGTCCTCATCCTCGTCACTCACCTCAAGATCTGATGAATTCGAGTCGTCCGAATCATAATCATCCGGTCCGAAATCATCCTCTACAACTTCCTGTGGTACATATCGATCCGGTTGCTTTACCACCCGGCCTGAACGAGTCTGTAGGCTCATTTAGTGGTTTAGGAATCTTATCGTTTAAGTACTTTGGAAAGAATCGAACACCGTTGCGAATAGAGATTCGCTGAATTATTTCTTCACCGGTAATTGCGACTCTGCCGGCCAGCTGATTGAGCTCGTCCGCAAGCTCATCCTGATCAGCCCTCTGGGTATAGAGAGACATTTCCCTGATATCCTCTAGGGCTGTATAAAGAGCGACCGAGGCAGACTTTGGGTCTGTATAGACGACCGAATCACACATCTTGATGTTCTGGACGAATGATCTGAATCGATCCGGCTCAAGACCCGAATAAGGATGAAGCTCGTCAATGAATCTCTGGAATGGCTCGTCTGGAAGGGGGTGGTATGGAAAAAATATCGTAAATAGAAAGACTAGGAGAGCAATCTTGAGCCATAACTCCATCCTTGGTCAGCTCTTCTATAATAGACGGAGGAAGAATATACGGCTTTCCACGGAACTCTGGTCCACAATCAGGATCTAAACACTTTTGTCGTATAGTCCACTGGAACTGCTGCCTGTAAATACTAAACCATACATGATTCGATCTGTGCTCGCTGTGTATATTTTCACAATACTTGGAATTTGTCTGAACACAATAAATAGCCTTGTCCGTCTCTTTCTTGGCTCGGAATACTCTCTGGACACTGGAATCCGTCTGGCCTTGAACGTTTCTCCGGATAAACTCTTCCAATTTGTCTGCACTCTCTGGAAGATCGTCCGTGGACACCTTTTCTTCGACACCATCGAGACGAATTGAAAACAGGTTCAAAAGATCGACAGCCGGTTCGGTCGGAAGTTCGGTGACTGACGAGCCGATCCTCTTCCACGGGGTATAAACGGTCGACTCTGGTTCCGCCTTGTATGACCAGAGCATCCGAAGACCAGAACCTTGATAAACGGCCGAGTCGATATCCTTGACCCAGTCTCTCCCCGGAAAACACTCTGAAAGTTCAATCAGAATCTTGGCTCTCACCTGCATAGCCTGCTGCTTATTCACATGGAGATCCGGCCAGTGAATATGAACGCCCGTTTTCATCAGATCACCAACCTTCCTAGGCAGCGAGGTTGAAACAAGGCACGCCTGACCAGTCACACGATTCATCGCCTGGCAGAGTTCGATGATAATGTGAGGCGGCAGGGCTTCCTCCGCCTTGTAGTCGAGATCGACAAAGAATCTGAAGATGATGGTTTTCTGCTCCACGATGTAGAGCTTCTTCCTCTTCAGAGACTTGATGTAGCGCGTATGAAATACGTGCGGAGATGCGTTCGACGCATGCAAAACACCACCGTTAAGCATTACATGCGTGATAGGCCCACTTCCGGCCGTCCATCTCTCCATACTTTTATAGGACTTTAAATCTTTAAAACGGAGGCGAGGCCTTCGGTCTTGGCTTAATCCGGACTCGTAAACAAGAATCGCTTGACGATCGAGACGAAATCCTCCTCCTCTGTGCCTGGCACCTCTTCGTCATCATCGAATGGGATAATCTGGACAGTCTCTGATTGTTTGGCCCGCTCCTGGTTTAGGGTGGTTAGAATATCAACCATCGTCAAATTCATAAGCTCGTCACGCTGGGCATCTGTACCACGGAGCTTAATTATCCGATCAACGAAATACGATTTGTTTTTCATTCTCTTAATACTTTAGAGAAAAGCTCTGTCTTTCTGACGAGCGAAGAGCATAGTAGAATTCAGGATTCTGAATCACATACTTGGTAATCAGAGGCCAAATATTCCTCTGTGCAATACCCTCGAGTGTATCAAACTCGAGAAAGTCATTCTCGTCATAGTTCTTGCGGAAAGCCATCTGCTGAGTCTCCATCTTGTGTTTCTCATCCAGAAACTTGTTGACAAGGCCGGGCTCGTCTAGTTTGACAGTGTCGAAAATGTAGACGTGGTAGATGGCACCCTCGTCAGTTGTGAATTTAAAGTATTTGTAAGTCCCATCTTTGAGATTTACAAGTCCTCGGGTCTCTTCTTCGAGTTCGCGAACTGCACAACGGAGAGGGTTGTACACTTCGCGCTTTCGACAGCCTCCAGTTACAAAGGTCCATTCCTTATACCTTCGATCGTGGACGAGCAAAAAGTGCGGTTTATCATTTATAAAGCAAACAGGAATAGCAATAGCTTTATGCTTTTCCATCTACGATTGCTGGAGATATTTTTGGTTCTTCATAGACGAACTTTTGGAGAGTACCGACCCGGGGATCGTATGTGAGCAGAAAAACAAAGACCGCCAATGCGACCCAAGAAACCCAGTGCATTTATTATACCTGATCATATTTCCAGACAAAGCCTCCTGACGTTCATCCATTAGGTTTCAGGACCCGTAGCGGAGCCCGGCTTGGCCGTTCTCAATCTTGAGGACGTTGTAGTTTACTGCGTACAGGTAACCCTGAGGGGCGTTTCCGACTCCCGAGCCGAGCAGCTGGTTGAGCTGGTAGCCGGAAGCAAGAGGCGTCATGATCCGGAAGGTGTCAATCCGGGAGAAGTTCAGGGTTCCGGTCGGTTGGTACTTGGCCGTATCCAGAGCGAACGGGATCACCAGAACATTGGATCTGGTATCGGCACCGGCTGAGTGATAGCCGAATGGCGTGTGGTAGAACTGGGGCACCTCGACCCAATGGGGCAGTGCCCGGAACTCGCCAATGTCAGTGCCGTTGATCTGGATCTTCAGCTCCTGGTTGACGTTCGAGTAGGCAACCACATTGGAAGCAATAAACTTCACTGGGTGGTTGAAGACCACCTCCTGACGGTAGTCGTTGCTAATCGGTACACGCTGCACCTGGGTAATCAGCATCTCGAAGGCATTCTTTGCGAAAAAGTCACGCTCGGATGGGTCCAGGTACATGAAGTTGCCCCAGGCCTCGAACTGCAGTGCGCTGGGCAGAGTTGGCTCGTATGGCACATTGGGTGGGAAGAGACCAGCCTCCCGATCGACAATTGGAGTGTTCACCACCTGGCTTGGGAAAGCCAGCTGGAGCTGGGTGGCGTACTCGCCAGTCGAGTCGTAGGTCACGGCAGTCACGTAAACAATACCATCTATGCCCACGTTGGTCAGGATCATGCCTGGCACGATCTTGTCACCGAAGGTGGAGTTGACGGTCGCCGTGCAGGTAGTCACGGCCGAGACACCCTGGGCATCAATGTCCAGGTTGGCACCGACTGGTGGGTTGTAGAAGTAGATGTCATCACGGTTCTCCTCGAGAATGGTGCTGAATGTCTGGGCGGTAGCCATGGAGACCGCCACCTCAGTCGTAGAACCACCCACCTCAGTCGTACCGGTCACGTAGACCAGACCACGGAAGGCCGAGCCACCGACGATCGCACCGGTCGAAACCGCTCCGATGACATTGGACGAGCTCAGAGTTACAGCCTGGATTGGGGAACCGCTGCCAGTCACCCAGTAGCGGCCGGCCGCATCCTCAGCGGTCGGGTCGTAGTTGGCACCGGTTGGTGCACCGATTGGTGCTTGGGTGGACAGCTTAGTGCCCCAGGTGATGCGGATCTCCACATCGTGGTACTGCAGAGCAATCAGAGGCAGAGCCGTCTGCCACTCCTTGCAGAAGAAGAACTTGAGTGGGTAGAATGCGTTGTCGTTATTGGCCAGGCTCACAGACTGGGGAATGTGGCGCTGAGAGAAGGTTGAGGCCAGGCACACTGGGTCGATGTTGTACGTGAAGAATGGGTCCTGAAGGTCGACCACCTGACCACCAATTAGCAGCTCTACACGATCGATGATATGGGACCAGTCAAGATCGGTACGAGTCATACCGGTAGAGTCCTTTGCGGTAAAGTATGTATAGCTGAGAAGATCACCCTTGCGCTCAATACGAATGGTCGAGATACCCGCTGGAGTTGGCTGACCTTGGATCAGCATACGCTCGACTGACGACGCAAAGTGGGTATGACGCTTATAGTTTGAGCGGAAGAATGACACCTCGGGATTTCCCGAAAGGTGCGCATCCTGAACACCTGTAGCAACGAGCTGGACAATACCACCAGACATTTACTACTATATTGTATTTTTTTTATGCTCAAGCCGCGGCGATCGATTTTGCAAGGGGGTTTGCTGCAAGCTGTTTTTCAGCAACGTCAAGCTTTTTGACCCATGGATTTGCGTTACCCTTATAACCGTTAAACTTGTTGAACGGGGGTGTAGTATAGTTACCCATACGGCCACCGTCAGCGGGGCCTACCGGGAAGGACATGTTATCCTGGCGAACAGTCGTTGCGGCTCCATTCTGGTTCAATGGATCATTGCGCACATTCATACGACCAGCCGGAAGCATACGGCCGGCGCCCTCGCGCTTAGGATCACCCCACAGTTGGTTAGAAGCTGTCTCGTACGCGCCATCTTTGCGGAAATACTGAGTACCGAAACCAAGGCCGTCGCCGTCCCGGTTGACAGTCTGAGACTTGATGGTCGGCTGCAGAGTACGCTGAAAGTGGGGACGAGACTCGGGAGCGCCGATAGGACCACCCTGGCCGTGCGCCTGACCCTGTGCAGGTGCGCGATGGTAAATCTTGGGTGGACGCTGAGTCTGCGTAAGACCACCCTGCTGTACCAGACCAGAAGGCACGATCGCAGCAGGTGGACCTGCGCGGCCCTCGAGCTGGACCAGACGCTCCTCGTTTACGTTTGTAGGGAGCACACGGAACAACTGCTGGAAACCACCAGCGGCCGCAATGTTAGGGCCGACGGCCAAACCTGGACCGACATTCTTACGCTCGACTGGTGGAAAGTTATTCATCTTGTTCGTCACCGCCTGACGATTGTACAAGTTATAGACTGGCTGACCAAATGGATTGCGGTTTGCGTCCGGACGAATCTCTGAAAACGCCCCGGCAACCTCACGCTTATGAATTGGGACACCCGGAAATGGCTCCTTGATAAAGGAACCGCCGATACCCATGTCATTCGAGTTGAGATGGTACGTCTGGCGAGATGCTTTAGGGATTGGATCGATGATGGCCACGCGGGGGGGTGGTGCGGGGGCATCCTCTTTGTCACTGAGTCTTTTTCCGGCGTAGACAAGACCAACAACTGCTGCGAGTGCTATTGGGTCCATACTACTTTTCACTTAGAAGTTTTTTAAGGCAAGGCCGAAGGCCTTATTGTGGGGTGGCTCAAAGCCAAGGGACCTTCGGTCCCTACGTTTGTTTTTACTGGCTGTATCGCTTTGTGAACAGCATATTCTGAGTATCGGCACGGGTGTCAATTGGATCCTTGGTCCACACACGCTGTGGACCAAGACCGTACTGAACTGGGAAATCAAAAGGTTTCTCGGTCCAGTAACGGTTGAAAGTAGTCGTACTCTGGGGGCGGAGAATATCGTCCGTCGCTACAATTTCAGTCAAAAGAGGAACCAGAGGTCCTTTTTCCTGGAGCATGCGAAGACCTGGCTGAAGCAGAGGCATTCCTACTTATTCCCTAGAAAGAATTTACCTGGGTCGTCCGATCAAATACCGATCGCTGTTGGACACGTTCCATTGCACGGTTATTCTTGTCTGGGTTGCAAGCGCCGGGAGTGTCGCGGCACATTGGCGCATTGCGGTCGCCATAGGCTGCGGTCGTAAACGCGTCAATGTCATTCGGGATTGTCGTCGAGGCAACCGTGTAAAAGTTACGCTCGGCATCGCGCTGGCGCTCGAACGGATGGATAACATCCCACTGCTTCTGAATCTCGGTACTGACTGTTGGGTAATATCCAGCCGATGGCCGATCTGGATTATCCTGGTAATCCGTAATCAAAATATTACCCATAGGGTTATCAAAGGTTGGCATGGTCACACCGCGCATGGCACGGCCGTCACTCGTCACAACCTGGGCACGACCCTCCTGAATCATACCGGATCGGTTCAGCAGATAAAGAATAGCCAGGACAAGTGCGGCCAAAGCAAAGATACGAGAATCCCGCTTGATGAGATATATGATTACGGTCGTGTAGAGGATGAAACGGGTCGTAGAATAAATACGTTCCTCGGCCGTCTGTTTTGCTGACGGCCAAAACTTGAGTAACTGATCATTCCGGAACAGTTGGCGAATGTCCATTATTATTAATATCTACTTATTTTTGTTACTGGGAAGACCAGGCATGGAACCTCCGAGCATACCCATAAGTGCATTCATCATAGCACCCTCGTCAATCTTACCCTCGAGCTGCTGAGCAATATTCTCAATAGCGCTCGCCGTCTCGGGTGGAATCATCGAGATCAGCGAACCAAGAACAAACAGATTGTTCAGATATGTCCAGATGACATTCTTGGTATTCTTCGACAGATCAGGCCAATACTTGGCCAGATGCGTCTCGACCAGGATCGGAATATCCTTCTCGTGCTCAAGAAAGAACGCCTCGTCGCGCTTGGTAACATACGATGAGTACTCACTCATCTGAGCCATAAAAGTCTTCATTGGCAGACGATCGCTCGTCATCTTGCCAATCTCGAACGACTCCTGATACTCCTTCATAGCCTTCTCATCCGGGAAGGTTTTCACGAGCTCATTGAGAAATTCCTCCATGAGATCATTGAATGCTCCGACTGTCGTCATTATATTTTTATAGTGTGTGTCTTTTCTAAGTAGCCATAAGCCTCTGCTCGCCGATGGCCTTCGGCCTCGTCTTTGATTTAGAAAGGCTCGGTCATAATAGCCTCCTGCTTTGCACCACCGCTCGACACGATGAAATAGACCAGGATTCCATTCAGAACAGCCGGCTTGATAAAGTGCGAATTTGGCAGCCCCGACTGATTATTCAACTTTGCCCGTCCGAACATGTAAATGGCCGTCACCAAAGCGGCAACGGCAGCAGCAAACAGAGGATCTCTCAAGTCCATTACAAGTTGTGAACTTTTTTTTAAGGAAGATGAGGCGAAGCGCCTTCTCTTAAGCTCCTGGTGCCACATTTCTCTGTTCGACTGAATCTGCCGCTCCGGGGAAGAGATCATCCGATTCACCCTGTGGAGAAAGAGCCTGTTGGGAAATAGGCATCGGCTCATTTGCGACTGGTATATTTCTTACTTCATCGGACGCTTCTGGGTTGGCCAGTTCCTGCATCTGCTCTTCGGTCGCTGGCATCTCATCAGACATGGGCTGCTGCTCCTCCTCTTCCGCCTCGGGCTCTGGCTGCGCCTCGTCAAAGTTGAACGACTCGGACTCTTCATTCATCAGATTCATCAGGATTTCATGCATGGGAATCTGGGAATCCATCGCATCCTTGATACAAACTGAAAAGCGGCTCGTCAGATCCGCCTCGCGCTCGTACTCATTCACATTCTTCATGAAAATCTTTGGATCCTTGTACAGTTCCTGTGCAGCCTTTTTGTAGCACTCGTGGACGAAATCCTCCGATACGAGTGGCTTGATGCGAATCTTGCGTCGCTCACCAGTCAGGCGCACCGAGAGCATAATCTTGATAAATGAAACATTGGTGATGTTGATCAGACGACCGTACATAGGAAACTCCTTGGTAATCTCGGTCGTCTTTTCCTTGACGATGTTGTTGTTCCAGTTGGGAACTTCGCGCAAAAGTTTCTGAAACTGAATGAGTGGCTGGTAACCCTTGCACATCACCTCAGCGTCGACATACAATTGATAGAATGACTGATTCATGTGAGGAATCATAACCATGCAGAGCTTATACAGAAATTCCCGCTTGGCTTCTACGAGAGAATCCATTTATATTCAAATTACTTTTTCTTTCCACGAATTTCACTCGCCACCTTTTTGAGATTGACGAGTGTCGGAAACATCCCTGGGTCGTCTGGGGGTTCTTCTATATGTTTAGTCCTTTTGAGAATCCATGTGACGTATAGGTTAGAACCACCCAATTCCTTGACTGTATAGCCGAGCAGTCGAAGTTGACGGCCCATATATGCCGTTGCGATATCTATATTATACATTGGATAGCCGACAACCAGTGGAGGAACTGATAAGAAAACTTGCGGATCGCCAACCTCAACGGCGTAACGAATTTTCTTATCAAACTGTTTGAGAATCTCGCGGAATGTATCTTTCCGCACCCTATCCTTCTCACCTTGGATTTTTTGGATGTCCTTTATGGACAGCATCCTACTTTATGCTTTTGAGAGTTTCCAAGACTGCTGCACGCACATCTTGAAACTTGGCGTACACGTCAGGCTTGAAAGCCTGAAATGGGCCATTACGGTCAGGCTGAACCTGTTCAGTCATTGAAATAATTTCCACCTTGCCGTTGTTCAACTTACCGACGACATCGTACTGAATACCGAAGAAACCGCGCAGGTTGATGAAGAGCATCCGGGCGCTGACGGTTCCATCTGGAAGCTGATTGATGAAGATGGTCTCGATAGGAAAGATGTCTGGGTGCTTGGCCCGAATTGTGTTTGCGAGCTCCTGAATCACCCCTTCTGGGACTTGTGTCTGGGACTGAGGTCCGACATATGGATCCTTGTCACGCCAGACGAGCAAGGCCAGTACCGCAGCGGCTCCTAGCAAGAGTACATTACTCATATTACTCTTACGCGTTAAATTTTTTTTAGAGAAATCATCCCAAGTCTTAACATGGCCACACTGGTGTATTCAGACCGATGTGCTCATAGCATGGAAATTATAAATTTTATTCAGTCCAACCCAGCACTGAAGCCATTATTACGTTATCACAATATTACGAAACAGGGTATACCTAACAAAAGCATAAAGCGTGTACCAACTCTTGTGACGACGGACAGTAAATTGCTCGTCGGCGCAGAAGTTAAACAATGGCTCATTTCTATGATGCCTTGTGAATTTGAAGAGTATGAGGGATGGGGACCAAGTACAGCCAACCTGGATAATTCAGAGCCAGATTCGTTTTTCAATCTAGATGCTTACGGTGAATCACTCAAGCCAAACATCAGCCCGGAACTCCAAGCCCGGATCGACGCAAGCGTCAGCGACGCGTATGCATCATTGCCAAAACACTAAACTTTTTTATAAAAAAACTCGTAATACCACGAATTAGGTGTACGGTATATAAATGGTATGTTTTGGTTACGCACTAAAGGCCGAACCACAGTTTGTCCATTCATGTTTTGAATTCTGTTCGAATTCATATTACCACTCTTAAGAATTGCTGCATTTGTAAATGTTTTGTCTTTGACCGAAAGACCGAAATCTATGAAAGAGAATATGAATAGTCCATCGGATACGTTTTTCCTATAAAGTATATTACCCGGATGCAAGTCTCCGTGACGCACTCCTGCACCGTGTAATAGTCTCATGAAATTTCGGATATGTTCGCATGCAAGATTTACATAGCCAGGATTACGTTGTATAAATTGATTAAAATCACCATGCTCAGTAAACTGGTCAGGTGGATAAAAAAAGTCGGTCATTACGACTACACTTAAACTTTGATTATAGCCGGGGGTGTATCCTCTGAAAATTTGCCCTAGTACAGCATTATCAGGTACTGTAATCACCCCTTCAAATACAACATCAATTTTTGTCACACCAACTTCTCTTGCTTTTACTAATCCACGGATTTCATTTTGATGCATTTCGATAGCCGTACCTCCATTCGTTTTCATAGGCAGTAAAGTGATTTTCACAAGCAGTTCTGGTCTAGCATCCAGTCTGAAAACGGCTCCCCATACAGATCTGCTCCCAACCTTTCTACCTATGGTACCATAAGTCCATGCTGGTTGTGAAGTTATCAGAGATTTAAGCCACCGAGTAGCCGAATAAGGTATATTCTGATAGGCTACACCGGCCGCATTTAAATTACGTGTCGAAAATTGCTGAATAATAAGCCTGTCGACTATTGGATCTCTCGTATACTGAGCAGGTGTTCCAAAAACAAATGGAACCATCGCCTTGTAATAAGTCTCAATCTGATCATCACTTATACCCATTGCTCGAAGTCCCTCATTAATTACAACTTGATAAGTTCCACTCAAAAGATTGTAACGGACATTTGTACCATTCTTTTCCATTTCACCCGCACCCACAACAACCATGTTTGGCCTTCTATTTTTTATCATAAAATGCTTTGAACCAAACTCAAAATAAGGATTTACTTTTACATAACTCGCACTATAATCATTCAGATTTGTAATGTTGACAGATACTATCCATAAATATATTCCATCTTCTGTTGGAAAATTCGTAAGTCGTCTTGCATTTCTGGCATTAAATCTTGAAAACACTTGTCCATTGGCATTTACTAAACGCGGTGAGATGTTTACATTTCTTGGAGCTCCTCCTCCATTGGCCGGAAATGCATTTGGTCGTGATGATATACGTATGATCTGTTGAGACAAATCCATTAATCTATATAAACATTTTAATCGTATATTTAGTAATGAAACTTCGAACGATCCAAGCGGTCGCTATCAAGAGTGTTTTCGAAGTCTTGAAGGATATTATCAATGACGTGAATCTGTATTTTGATGAGGATGGTGTTCACATCATCGCACTGGACATTGCGAGGACGGCACTGGTCCACATGACCCTTGCGTCTGAGAATTTTGAAGAGTACGACTGTACATCTCGTGTCATCGCTGGTATGAATATGGCAAATACATACAAGCTGCTCAAGTCCGTAACGAATAACGACACGCTCGAGATGAGCATCACGACCGGTGAGACGCTCGAGATTATAGTCCAGAATCAGACTAAAAGGTCATCATCCAAGTTTAACCTGAAGCTTCTGGACATTGACGAGGACCTGCTCGAGAGTCCGGATCTCGACACTGACATCATCACCACTTTTCCGGCGGTTGACTTTCAGCGAATCTGTCGCGACATGGGAAATCTGGCTGACGATATCAGCATTTTCCGCGATGGAAATATGCTCGAGCTAAGTTGCCGGGGAGACTTTGCCGACCAGAGTACATCGATCGAGTGTCCGGATGATATCGAGGGACGGGTCGGAAATACATTCAGCCTCAAGTATATCAATCTGTTTACAAAGGCGACGAGTATGTGCAGTAGTGTCCAGCTCCTCCAGAATTCTCAGGATGATTCGCTGCCCATCATTCTGCGCTATACAATCGCCAATCTAGGTGATATGAAGTTCTATTTGTCCGCAAAGGCGACTGACAATGACGAGATTTAAAGATAGATGACTTATAATTTATATGGAAGCAGTTTATCAAAATCGAATGAAAGATTTTATAAAAGAACCCGGTCAAGAGGACGACATGATAGAGTATATGCTTTCGGCCGCCCCCTTTATCAAAGAATACTATACAGAAAGAAAGGTTGAGGATACGGGCCAAAAGAGCTCGTTATTCAAAAGCCGCAAAATTGGTACACAACGAAAGGACATTTATGAAAAGTACATGTCGGCCATCGAGAATGAATCGTTTCCGGTTCACAAGTCTATACCAATAAACCCTTGCAAATATTGTGACTCGGTCGAGTTTACGATGGATTCGGCCGCGAGTGACGAGATTTGTCTGCGGTGTGGTATTACCCGCTACGTCCAATCTGATGAGGTTGGTTTCAAGGAGGAACAAGAGATTGAGAAGAATATCATATACACGTACAAGCGCGAAAACCACTTTAATGAGTGGGTCGCCCAATTCCAAGCAAAAGAGTCTACTAATGTACCGAACGAGGTCATCGAACAGATTCGCTCAGAATTCAAGAAGCAAAAGATTAAGGATGTTTCTGAGATTACACACTCCAAAGTTCGAGCACTTTTGAAGAAACTCAATATGAACAAGTACTATGAGCACGTTCCGTACATTACGACAATCCTAAACGGCATTAAACCTCCAACCATGAATCAAGCCATGGAGGATAAACTTCGGCTTATGTTTCACCACATCCAAAAGCCGTTCGAGAAACATAGACCAATTGATCGAAAGAATTTCCTAAGTTATTCTTACGTTCTGTACAAGTTCTGCGAGCTTTTGGGTGAGGATGACTACCTTCCTTGTTTCCAACTCTTGAAATCTAAAGAAAAGTTGTACAAACAAGATCAAATTTGGAAAAAGATTTGTCACGAATTGTCGTGGGAATATATAAAGACAATATGAGGCTAGCGAGTGGCTACCGTGAAACGACCTTTCTTTATTTTAGCAGGGAGTTTTAAGTTAAATTTAACATTAGGTTTCTTTTTGGTGCTTGGCTTTGTTAAGACATTTTTGTTCGCCGCGACAGTCATACCTTGTATAAGTATAGCCTCGGCAGCATTCTCGGCCATATTAAGGATTTTCTTTTGCTCTTTGGTCGGAAACATATATGCTTCGCGTAACGTCTCCAGTTTCAGAACAGCCTTTAGTAGGTTGTTCGGCATTTACTATAACCTTAGAAATTAACCAGAGCACGAGACACAACCTTCCTCCATCCGACAGACTGGACCATTGGTCGAGCCATACTTTGTCGGATCGAGCGTAAACTGAACCGGCTTGGCCTTTGGGCGCGTACGCAGATAGTACATACCCGTCTTGAGTCCAAGCTTCCACGTATACATGTGAATGCTTGACAGCTTCGAGGTGGATACATTCTCGACAAACAGATTCATCGACTGCGACTGGTCAATGTAGGCGCCGCGATCGCGCGCCATCTCAACGATCGACTTTGGTGAAATCTCCCAGGCTGTCCGGTAGATTTCCTTAATCTTATCAGGGACATTCTCAATCTGCTGGATGCTTCCACCGTTCGCGATGATGTTATCCTTGATATCCTTGTTCCACATGTTAATCTGGCGCAGATCCTTGACCAGGTGCTTGTTGATCATCACAAACTCTCCCGCAAGTGTCCGCCGCAGGTACAAGTTGGTAGTATAAGGCTCGAAGCACTCATTGTTGCCCAGAATCTGGGCCGTCGACGCTGTAGGCATTGGTGCTACCAGCAGAGAATTGCGCAAGCCCCACTTGACAATATCATCCTTGAGACTATCAAAACCATGCCTTGTAATACCCCACAAGTCAAACTGGAGCTGTTTGTTGTGAGCCGGAGATCCCTTGAATGTCTCATAAGGACCCTCTTCCTTTGCAAGCAGACATGATTCCTCGAGAGCCGCAAAGTATATAGCCTCAAAAATATCAGTATTCAACTGCCGAGCACGAGGCTCGTCAAATGTAAGTCCGAGCATCATAAATACGTCCGCCAGACCCTGAACACCGATGGCGATCGGACGATGGCGCTTATTGCTCTTTTCCGCCTCTGGTACCGGATAGAAGTTCTTATCAATCACCCGGTTCAGATTACGCGTCACAACCCGTGTCACCTCGCAGAGCTTCTCGATGTTAAACTCGCCATTCTTCACAAAGGCTGGCAAAGAGATACTGGCCAGGTTACAGACGGCAACCTCATCCTTGTCGGAGTACTCGATAATTTCGGTGCATAAATTGCTTGACTTTATGGTACCTAGATTCTTCTGGTTCGACTTGGAGTTGCACGCATCCTTGTAGAGCATGTAAGGCGTACCAGTCTCAACCTGACTCTTGATCAGCGAGTTCCAGATGTCCCGAGCTTTGACGACCCGCTTGAACCTGCCTTGAGCCACATACATCCGGTACAATTCATTAAACTGATCACCGTATACATCAGCCAGGCCGGGTGAATCGTCCGGACACATCAGGTGCCAATCATCATCCGCCTCAACCTTTTGCATGAAGAGATCCGGAATCCAGAGGGCCGTGAAGAGATCGCGGCAGCGCGACTCCTCATCACCCTGGTTCAGACGCAACTCCAGAAACTCCATAATATCTGCGTGCCACGGCTCGAGATAGATTGCGATCGAGCCCTTGCGACGACCACCTTGGTTTACATACCGGGCGGTATTGTTGAATACACGGAGCATCGGGATGATACCGTCAGATGTTCCATTCGTCCCACGGATCTTTGCTCCGGCCGCCCGGACATTATGGACGTGCAGACCAATTCCACCAGACCACTTGGAAATCTGGGCACAATTCTTCATAGTATCGTAGATTCCCTCGAGCGAATCATCCTTCATGGCCAGAAGGAAACAACTCGACATCTGGGCGCGCTTGGCACCAGCATTGAACAGAGTCGGAGTTGCGTGCGTAAAAAACAACTGAGACATCAGGTCGTACGTCTCGCGAACCCGCCGGTAATCATCCCCGTGGATACCAAACGCGACGCGCATAAACATATACTGCGGCGTCTCGTTCTTGTTCAGGTACATCTTCTGCAGAGTCCGGAGACCAAAGTATCCGAATGTATAGTCACGCCGGTGATCAATCCAAGAATCAGCCTCGAGTGTAAGCCATTTCATGAATTCATCCGAAACGACCCCATTTCCATGCAGAGCGAGCATAGAATCGGAGAAACACTTAGGGTGCGTCTTGTGCATGTTGCTCACGACGATCCGTGTCGCGAGAATTTCGTAATCAGGGTGTTCAGTAATCATATGAATTGCGACATCGGCTGAAATTTCGTCAATCTGGGTGGTTGTGATGCCGTCAAACATATCTGAAAAGACCTTCTGGGCCACCTTGTCAGCCTGGACCTCGATGCCCTCACAGAGTCCTTTGATGCGCTTGGTCACCTTGTCAAAGAGCATTTCTTGGTCATCACCATTTCGCTTAACCACCCTCATTGTGTTATCAGCGTCGCTTTTTTTTATACCTATAAAGTAAATGGCTCAGCCAGCTGCCACTCCCGTATCGACTGCTTTCCGTTCCGTTATGAATCAAGAGCGTATCCAGTTTATGATTCGCGACAAGGTTAAGGATATGACCAGCTACTCGATTGATCGTCAGGATGAGGGTGATCTGCGGGCCCTTATGGGTAAGGTTTATACCAACATGGTTGGGGATCCTTACCGGGACATTCAGGGCCAGGTTGCCCGGATGAATGCACAGGTTTCCAACGAGGCGGCCCAGACCATCGCGGTTGGCCTCGCACAGCGTATGAAGTTCCTGAGCGAGGTGAATAAGCAGCCCATCCCACTGGCAGTTCCTCTCTCGACGACAACCTACGGCCAGAAGCTCCCCGGCAACTTCAAGATTGGCTTCTGAAGCAGAGGCTTCGCATCTAAAGACAGAACGCTCTTGATAAGTAATGACGAGCACTATGAATAAGTGCAAAACTGATACTCAGGAACTCTGTCGGGTAAAAGGCTGGGACAAGTCTTCAGTAAGTACAGTATGGCTGCTATTTACGGAAGAGGTTGGCGAGTTGGCCTCGGCGATCCGTCAGTACCAGCGAAGCTATAAAAAGACTGGTCTGAAAAAGGACCGCGGGACAGATGTGACTATGGAGATGGGTGATGTGTTTAGTTATCTGTTTCAACTGGCAGCAATGCTCAACGTAGATCTTGACGAGATGTGGGTCAGACACTCGGAAAAGGTTCGTACCAAGATGTACAAGGATGACACAAAAAAACCTTAACAATAAGTAGAAATGGATGACTTCATCCAAATTAACAGAATCAATACACAGGCGATGCCCGGACCCAACTTTGCTCCAGGTGTTACCAAGGATGGTGGTGGCCTTGTCGCTCCAGTCGGTAACTGGTCGGCACCAGTAGAGGAGGTGTTCCCGGCCGAGCCCGAACCTTTCGGTGAGCGCCCAGATTACAACTATCACCCAATGGAGGTGAACACGGCCGGAAATATGTGGAATCAGACTCGCGAGGCTCGTCCGGCTTCCAAGGGCTGGCCGACTCGTTGGCCCATGCGTCGTATGCAGTTCGATAAGGGTGTTACTATGGTTGATCAGCCATCATACCAGATAAAGAGCTCCGCAGGCGGAACCGATATTATGTTAATGATTGCTGGTGCAGTTCTGATTGCATTCATCATCGCGCGTAACTCAAATTAATGCAACTTTACGTGGCTTTTCAAATTGAAGCTGCTTTTCCAACAGCGCCAACTTTTTGTCTTTCGCTTCTCCTAACTTGGGGCACATATGCCTCTCCAACTGAATGCACCCCGCGCACAGAGTCTGATTCAGACACTCTTTGCACTGGAACATCAACGAGTTCTTCTTCTTGCACTGGCTGCACCCCGGCATCTTTCTTGTCGTGCATACGCTCGTCCTCTCTAAACTCTGAGAGGCCGTTGGCTCGTCCATATACAACCTTATCCCATAATTCTTTCATCACGGGCATCTTTTCAGCAAACCAAGACCGATCGCGTTTCATGTTGACGATGATAAACTCGTACGGGTCCGGTCTGTACTGGATGAAATCACACTCTTCGAGGTCCAGAACTTCCATCAGGACTTGAACCTGTGCGACATAGTGCTTGGGGCACTCTTTCTTGAGCTTGTTTTTGGGATTCGGACACTTGATCTCGATCAGCTTGCCTGACTCGGTAATCCCGTCGGGTGACCCACCGAGCCACTTGTGAACCGGGTGCTGCGCCAGACCAATCTCGTGGACCACCTCATTTCGCTCGGCCGCATAAATGTCGCGCGCGACATTCTCGTACTTTTGACCCCACTCGGTTCGCTCGTTCCCCTTGAACGTATTGAGTTGTGGATAAACCTTGTGCATGATGAGCACACCGGCCGGCTTGAAAAAGTTATCCCCAATCGCAGAAGCACAATCACTGGCGGTCAGCATTGTGTTTCTGAGGCGGTACCAGTTGTCCGATCTCTGGTCGTCATAGTTTTGTTTCAGCAACTCGGCAATCCGAGGGTGCATCTATTTTTTAAAAGGTTTAGTTCTTTAGTTATTGAAGAAATTGTATTCCCGGAAGTTGTTAATATTCGCAAGGAGCTGTTTACGCGTTGGCTTCTTTCCGTTGTTATTGGTTACCCGGCCGGAATTGTTCTTCGCGGTGTAATACGCACCAGCGTTACCACTCTGGTAACGCATAACAAGGTGCAGAAGATTGGTGAGCTTCGCCTTGCTAATGTTACGTCCGGCCAATACATTGTTTCTTAACTTGTTAACACTGGCATTATTAACAGCCCGTTTGGCAGCCGCCTTCTTATTCGCGGCCGCCTTTTTTGCGAGACGCACCTGGGCTACGGCCAGACTGTTGAGCACTGGGCGACGCTTCTGGAGCCAGCCAGCCTTCTTATACTTGCCAAATACATTCTTTGCATTTGCTGGCGTATTTATCAGGTAGTTGTAAGGACCTGTGCCAAAAAACAGACGGTTCTCTCCGTTATTGTTTGTCTTCCGGGTGAAGGATTGCCGTTTTCCATTCTTTATATAGAACGGACTTTTGTTCGCATTGAACAATACTACTACATTTCTCATTACTGGCGCGGAATATGTCCATTTAGAGTTGGCATACATAGCCGAAGCATTAGGGTAGTTGTTTACGGTTCTTGGCATTTTATTAATATTACACAGCATTTTTTCCTGAGGCATTACTTTTGGGGATGTGAAGCTTCATCGTCTTGAGGGCTATCGCGGCCGCATTTTGCTCAGCCTGTTTCTTGGTCGTCGCAAAACCGCAGCCACACTCGAGGTCGTCGATAAGCAGAGTGATATGAAATGTGCCGTTGTGGTGACCATCGACCCGATACTCGACCCGGATCGTCTTTTCTTGAGCCTGCGACCAACGCATGAGCTGATCCTTGAAGTTGTCGTCGTCTGAGAACGAGATGCTCACCTTGGTCAACAGGTCGAGCACAAACTTTTTGGCATGAATCATTCCAATGTCCAGATAGATGGCACCGATCAAAGCCTCGAGACAATCTTCCAGAATTTTAGGGTTGTGGTTCCACTTTTTGGACATTCCTTTGTCATCCATGAGGACCCATTCGTACAATTTAAGTGTATTCGCTATCGCGGCCAGTGTTTTTCCCCGGACAATCTTGGTTCGGGCTTGAGTAAGAAATCCCTCTTGATGCTCCTCGTACTTATCAAAGAGATGGCGTGTAATGATAAACCCCAGTACGGAATCTCCCATAAACTCAAGTGTCTCGTAGGATCCATCGACAATATATTTTTTGCTTGCAGATTTATGCGTAAAAGCGCGTCGGTACAAAGATAGGTTCTTCACCTTTGTACCGACGAGCGCCTCCAATTTCACACGATTCAACTCTGGAGCTGAAATGAGAGAAACAGAAGACTCCTCGTCACTTGACATGTTTTGTATATATCATTACACTATTTTTTAAGCCCGTATGTCTATAGCGCACGGTTTTCAAGCCTTCACGACTGGCTTCTTCACGGTTGGCTTCTTTGGTGCGGCGGGCGTCTCCTCCTTCTTTGGAGCGGCAGCCTTCACTGGCTTCTCCTCCACGGGAGGCTTGATGTAGTGAGGGTTGATGTACTTCTGGATGTTCAGGAAAGTCACCTGCACACCCTCAGGGGGGTTCAGCATGGACTTTAGCGTCGCATCCATAGTGATGAGCTGACCAGCCTTGAGACCCTTCTCGGTCACATACTCGTTCAGCTTCTTGGTCACCTGAGACCGAGAGATCATCTCACCGGCTGGCAGCTTCAGGAAAGCACGCAGCTCGGGCGTCACCTCCAGAGGCTTGTTGAAGCCGTTGTTGGCGACGCGGTTCTTGCTCTTCTCACCGGTGGGGTCCTCGATATAAGCCTTGATCTTGCGCACATCCTTGCGCAGAGACTTCAGCTCAGACAGCAGGATCTCGAGGGTAACAGTGGTGGTGGCCATTTCTACTATACTATGGGTGCGACTCTTTAAGTAATTATATTGGTTACTTTCAATGGTGTTGACCAGGATTGTTCTCTTGGTGATGGCCAGTGCCTTGTTGGTTACTTCATACCTAGCGATGAAGTACTACCGCGACACTGAGCGGAAGCCAGGCGCTTACATGCGCCGTTTCTTGTACATCAGTGTATTTGGTTCGATGTTATTCATAGTCGCGGCTGGATTTCAGTTCCTGTTTGCTCTGGCGATTGCGGTTGTTCTGACCCCTCTGGTTATGTGGTACATGAAGAGTGGTCAGCCAATCAGAAAAATAAAAGCACTGTACTCAAAATTACCAGAAACAGTAAGACTCCCATTAATGAAATCATCTGACGCGGTGTACTCGAGTCTTGGAAGTAAGCCTTGATCTTTTCGAACGGAGCACCAGGAAGGATACCGGGAGTTTCAATGACCGTCGCGGTCATAAGTTCGGTTCCGATCCGGAGAGGCTCATTCTGGACAGGCTTATTCGTACGGGCCGTCAGAATAGCCATTGGCTGAATAGTACTACCCGAACAATCCACCTTGCAGCAGGCTGTATTGCACGAGTACACAAACCCATTCTCGACCCGACCGCAAATCTTTCTCAGGGGGCTCGAATCAGACGACATGCACTGACAGCCTTCGCATGCCATTTATATATGTGCGGAAAAGAATCCGTTAAAGATTGTTTATGAGTTGTATAATGGATTACAGTCAACCAGTGAAGATCCCAGACGGCCGTTACTACCTGAAGGTCACCAAGGGTGGTGAGCGCGTGTTCTACCAGCTGAACAAGCTGAAGCTGATGGATGATACTCTGCTCTCCACCAAGAATCTGTCCTTTGCTCTGGCAGAGACAGCCGGCGACATCCTGTCAGCGGTTGAGCACGAACTCGTCTCTCAGGCGATTGCGAGCAAGATTGAGTGGTTCGGTAAGGATATTATGGATGAGACGATCGCCAAGGCGTACCAGAGCGCGGTCGAGGGCAATGTGTTCCAGGCTCCTCTGGCTACAGTAAACGGTCAGAACGTGGTCGTTGCGTACGATTCCAAGAAGGAGGCTGTCCAGCTCGATCAGATCCAGAAGGATTCTGTTATCGATGTCCTGGTTGAGCTTTCAGGCCTGTGGTTCCTGAAGAAATCCTTTGGTCCTATTTTCCGGATCGCCCAGATTCGTCTGGCCAATCAGGCGCCCGCTCGCAAGACTTTCCCGACCCAGTATCTTTTTGACGATGCTCAGGATGAGGCGGAGGAAAGTGAGTCTCCGACCGATTATCTTGACTAGAATTTTTTGTCAACATCTATTAATAAATGGCACTCGACTTGATGAAGGCGGCAGTTTTCGCCCTGGTTGCATATGCAGTGTATTACTTTTTCTTCCGCAAACGCAGTGGTTACAAGCTCAATGACCTGGACATGAGCCGCGGATCTGGTTACGGCAATGGTCCAGCAGCCGCCGGTTACATGACCATGTCCGACTATTCATCAGAGGGTCTTGGTGGCGGCGGTGAGAAGCTGGGTGAGTTCACCCCAGACAAGATTCTGGCCGGCCAGAACTTTCTGGATCCACGCAGCCAGATTGGCTACCCAGAGACTATCGGTGGCAACCTCCGCAACGCCAACCGTCAGGAGCGCAGCGAGCCCCCCAACCCCCGGGGTGCCGTTTCCATCTGGAACCAGTCCACCATCCCACCCGACGTCATGCGCCCAACCTTCGAGATTGGCTCAGGTGAGTACTAAGTTAAAGATTAAAAAAGCTTAATCAACAGTAACATGGCCGAGGATATGAAACGTGCTATGTCTGAATGGATCGGGCTAAAACAGAACCTATCAGAGGCCCGCAAGGACCTTTCCACCCTAAACAAGCGTGAAAAGGAACTTAGAAAGTATATTCAGGGATTTATGGTCAAGAATGAAGTAGATGCAGTAAAGGTTGACGAGGCGAAGGTTTCAGTAAAGACGTCCAAGAAGACTTCACCACTGAGCAAGGATAACCTCAAGACTGGCTTGCTCGTATTCTTCGAGCAGGACGAGACTCGTGCAGCAGCCTGCTACGAGACTGTGATTGAGAATCTCCCCAAGACTGAGACCAAGACTATCAGCCTCACAGGCCTCAAGAAAGCCGCACAAATGGCCTAAAGAAGTCTGCCGCCTAATAAGTAGAACAGAAACACCTGCTCAAAAATGGGATTCAATGAGTATTACCAGGATGCTTTCAACGGTGAGGAGGCGCTCGACGATCCTGATCTGGATGACGAGCCCGAGCCGTTGAGTCCGGAGGATTGGATGGACTGGAACTCAGAGCATCTTCTGAACATGTGGATGAGCCTCCGCCAGTACAGGGAAGATAATTACATCAACTCCAGTATGCTCCATAACGCCACCTTCAACGACTTTTGCCACTTTGTCATGGAAAATTCTCGGTAAATTGTAGTATGCTGCCCGATATCACAGGACCCAAGGTTTTGCCTCCGACACTTTTATTCGCCGTGCTCTCATCTGGTATAGTAAAGTATGAACTTGCATTCAATGCACTTTTGATGACCGTCGCACTAACTATCATTTTCCGCTACATCCTACGAATCACGTATAAACCGGCCGACATCATCATGCCTGCGCTTCTGTACGTGGCTCTGCAACCAGGAAACCTCTTTACGATCCCTACAGGTGAGTCTGTTTCCGACCCGACCGTCCTCGTCACACACACGTTCCTCTTTGCCATCTTGTTTGCTTGGCTTCGGTTCCAATTTCCTTCCTTTTATTAGACCCGCGGCAAGCCTTCCACTTGATTTATCCCACGACTAACTAATGGTGAAACACCTGGCCATCGGCCCTGGTTTTATCGGGTATTTTGCACTGATGGGAGCTCTCAAACGACTCTCAGATGATGGTCTGCTCGATAATACCGAGGAAATTTCAGGATCATCAGCCGGTGGTCTAACCGCATTCATGTACATTGCTTCAAAGGGCAATTTTGAACGAATTATGAAAGTTTCGCTCAAAATTCCTCTCAAAACACTTATGAAACCACACCTCAAAACACTCCTGTCAGAATATGGTATTGTTCCATACGAGAAGGTTTATAAAGTATTAAGCGATACCTTGTCCAAGATTATACCCGGTCGTTCAGACATTACATTCAAGGAACTCTACCAACACTTTCCGATAAAGCTACATCTGGCTGGGTTCTCTCTGGAATTGCAGAGGACCATCTACTTTTCGGTCGATAATGAACCTGATATGAGTGTTCTAGAGGCTCTTTATATAACAGTATGTGTCCCTATGTTGTTTCCGGCCCGTCTTTATAAGGGTTGGCGATATATAGACGGTGCGGTTGCTGAAAGTACTCCGTGCGGGCCATTCATAGGCCGGGATGATTCGATGGCTGTACAATTGATCTATGGCCAATCAATAAGAGAGATGACCGACTTCAAATCATATGTCCAGTTGATACTAAGTTCGGTTCAAAGAAATAGGTTCGACTATTCAAGTACAATCAAGCATGTATATCTTGATATGGATAATTTTGACATTTTCAATTTTGCTTCGGAAACGGATGAAAAGATGAGAATGTTTGTCCACGGCCATACAAAGATGTCGGTTTCATGAACAGACGCGTCTTACCGCGATCAATCTTGAAATGGTCATACTCGAAAGCCTTTCGGACAACCCGGTACAGATCGAAAGCATCCTCGACACTCGTATGACTCTGGACATATTTGTCCCCATAGACAAATCGGGCATAAGACTCGAGGCGGGTACTCGCCTGCGTCTTTGAAACCTCCTTGTCAAACTTGGGGCAAAGAGTCGTCAGTAGTCGCTGCGTACAAACAAGAGTCAGCTTATCCCATCCAGTCAAATAACACCGAGTCTCTGGCCGAAAAAGGAAATCCTTCATGAAGATCCTCTTTTCGCCCAGAACCTCCGCCGTCTGAAACAGAAACTCAAGATCACAATCGAGCGAATGAGACATGAGAATACCATCCGAGTGATCGTGGATAAACTTTAGCATGAGCCGCAAAGCATCCCGCAGAGTATCGACCCGGACGGTCATGAAGGAAAGCTCTTCCGCCTTTTCGGCCGTCCGCCGCAACTTGTTCTGGATATTCTCACTCAGCTCGATCGCCGGATTCTTCTGTGAGTTGCCAATCGTAATGTCAAGCCGCGGTCCATCTGAAAATATGGTCGAGTTGGCCAAGATTGGCGATTGGCCGCGACCCAGCGAACACCATTGCTTGTAGTGTGCAAAATCGGCCGTCACAATAGAGATGTTGTGGACAAGCGACTTGCCACTCGCCAAGCGAACAGCCTCAAAGTCTGCGAATGCAATTCTCTCCATACTAGTGCGGCGCTGGCACTTTTTATGTGCCTATTACAGGAATGATACCACTTTCAGTATCATTAAGCGATTTTGGGTATAGTTCCAAGGTGCCGGTACAGGCGCGC